GTTCCGCATCTGACGCTGCCAAGAAGATGAAGGGCGGAAGTCTTTCTGACGCCATTGATGCTTTTGACAGCGCCGTTGCGCTCGCCAAGACCGCTGGCAATAACACCCAACTTCGCAGGGTTGCGTCTGATGCGCTCAACTTCGTAAGGAAGAGCGATAAGACGACTGACTACATGAAGAAGAATGTTCTTCCGCGTATGCAGGAAGAGTTCACCGAAGCATTTGGTGACGATATGACCGAGTCTGGTCAGGCCCTTCGTGAGGTTTCTGCATATAGGCTTGGGAAGAAGTTCGGCGCGTCTGCTGTAAAGGCCGCTACTGGTGTCGGTAGGAAGGCTTCTGGTGCAGCCCGAACTGAAACAGTTCGGCGTGGTGGGAAGTCTGTTTCCGTCCGTCGTGATATTGGTGGCGCTGGTGGAGGGCAGTTTGTAAACGCCCTTACGTCTATGCGCCAGTCAATGTCATCTTCGCTTCGCCTTGCTCGTCGTGCCAAGAGGATGCGCAGCGATTCGACGGTATATCAGTCGGACGGCAGTTCTCAGGAGCGCATGGATGCCCTTCGTGACCGTGTAATGGCCCGGATGGCAGGCGGTAGGAAGTTGTCCGCCAAGGAGCGTGCTGCTCGCGGGAGAATCCGTGCCGCAGAGCAGAGGCGTCGCGCAGAAGAGCGTGCAAAGCAGCCACCAGCGCCGAAGCCCGCAGCGCGTCCCGCCGAGCCACCAAAGCCAGCGGAAACTCCAAGGCCCTCACCTGCTCAGCGCAGAAGGACGCCAACTTCTACGACGCCAGATTCGGTTCCCGGTCGAACTGGTGGTGCTATCTCGCGGACGCCAGACCTCTGGAAGCCTTCAGACATTTTGGTTTTTGACGGAAATGGGTGGAGAAAGTATAGGGGCGCAATCAACGTCAGAAGCGCAAGAGAAGTTGGTCGAATTCTTGACGAACTTGGTCTTGCCATCCCACCGTCTGCTTATAGTGGGCAAACAAATCCGAAGGTTGCTCTTGGGACGTATGGTATTTCCGCCAGAGTTGACGATGGTGGGTTTCAGGGCAAGTACCGCGCGAACGATTTTGAAAGTGGGATTATTCTTTCTCCGTCTGTTCAGGACGGTAAGGCCGCTCTTCTCCACGAGTTTGGGCATTTTCTTGACTACGAAGGTCTTCAGCCAGAAGACGGATGGGAGATGCACTCACCGTTCACCGAATCTGGGAATTTGTCTATAGAAAAGGTTCTCAGTGCAGTAAGAAATAGTGAAGGGTACGCAGAACTACTTTTCCAATCGCCGGATAACCTCGAAGAATATTGGTCACAGAGAGAAGAACAGTTTGCGCGTGCCTTTGCACAATGGGCGGTTCTCCGCTCTAATGGGGATATGGGAGAGTTTTTGAGGTCCGCCTTTATAAAGCGCTCAAATGGGCTGGCTTTTAATCACCAGTGGCGCTCAGCAGATGACTTTTCTCCGATTGCAGATGCGCTAGACGAACTATTTGTGGAAGCAGGTTGGTTGCAATGAAGCCTATAAGGCCCGCCGAAAGATTTGATGAAGTCGTCATCAATGGGAAAAGGGTTCAAAGGGAACTTGACCCAGAATCGCAGAAGATTCTGGATGAGATTAGAGCAAAAAAACGTGCTTCTTCAGAAAAGAAGCAGAGCACGAAGTAGTTGTAGTTACTTAGGAATAACCGTTACTTTTCTTGTATGACGTTGCCAGAGTTGCCTGACTATCTCATTGACGCTTTTGAGCGCGGCGTTGCTGCTGGCGTTGCCGAGAGCATGAATGAGTCGAAAAAGGTGTTGCGTGACCCGAAGGGCGGACTCACCGCTGCTGGCCGCGCACACTTCAAGAGGACCGAGGGTGCAAATCTAAAGCCGGGTGTTCGTGGTGCTGCGGACACCCCAGAGAAGATGCGTCGCAAGGGTTCATTTCTGACACGCTTTTATACCAACCCATCTGGTCCTATGGTACGTCCTAACGGAAAGCCGAGCAGGCTTGCTCTTGCTGCTGCTGCGTGGGGTGAGCCAGTTCCGAAGAACAGGCAAGATGCCGCGAGACTGGCCGCAAAGGGTCGCCGCCTTTTGTCTGCTTACGAGAAAAGGAAGAAGAAGTCTTAAATGATTGACGAAAGCAACGTAGACGAGTTTCTTCGTCCTATTCTTGAAGGGCGACTTAGCGGGGTAGCCAAGTACATCGCTAAGGGCAAGATTAAGAAGATTGCCAAGAGCGGGCTTCGCAAGAAGCCGGTCCAGTATCCGGCAGACTGGCGCGGACCTGTTGGGAAGGGTGGTCAGTTCGCACGCAAGGCAGACCTTGCCGCAGCGAAGGCTGGCGCAAACAGGAGCCGTGCAAGGGATACTGCTCGCGGCCCGGAAACCCGTACAAGCCCTCGCAAGAGCAGAGGTGGTGCTGCTGGTCGCGCTGCCTCTGACGCAGAGAAGGCTGGTAGGACTCGTTCTGCTATTTCTCGCGCTGCTCGCGGAGAAGGCTCTAACCGTCAGAACAGGCGCGATATTACTGACGCAGCCAAGGCTGAGTCGCAGAGGACCGACCGCACCGGCGACACGAAGACGACCAACCCGAAGTCGCCTACTGACGCATCCAAGGCCGCGGACAAGGCAGACCGTGCTAAGCGTGCTTCAATTCGTGGGTTTAGCGGGCTGAACGCTTGGAGTGGTCGCAAGGTTTCTGCTGGTGGTGACCAAGACCTTAAGAATGCTCTTAGCAAAAAGTTGGAAGCATTTTCCAACGAGTACGGTTCTTCTACTGACCCCAATGAAATTCGCGCAGCGTTCAAGAACACTGTTAACTCTCTTAAGGAAGAGATTAACGGGCGCAAGATTTCCGCTGAGAAGAAGCGTGCTCTTCAGGCTGAGTTGAAGGAACTTATTGCAGAGGCAAGGTCTGCTCTTGACAGGGACATTGCTAACAAGTCTGCGATTAAGAAGGGGAGTGGGGGCAAGGGCGCTGGTGCCGGTGCTACCCGCACTCGCACCGTAAAGGGCGGGCCGAACAAGGGCGCAAAGAAGCCGACCCGTTCGGACGCTGCTTCTCAGGGACAGCCGCGAACCAATGTTGGTGACAAGCGTCTTCCTGCCGGTACTGCGGGCACCGCAAAGAGGAAGCGGCTCCCCGGCCCACGGCCTGTTGACGCACCCAAGGACCGCGAGGGTTCTGTTGTTGGCAAGGACGGCAAGTTGCAGCCGCCAAGCGCAGCAACTAAGAAGAAGATGGCAGATATCCGCGACCGCGAGGCTCGCAAGAAGGGTATTGCCAAGCCGAAGAAGAAGAAGACGACCAAGAAGAAGACCCGTGAGTCGTTCATTAACGACTTGGTAAACGAGGTCATTAACTTGGACAATGTATGACTATGGTAAATGCTTAATGTCATATACCATTGGAACGCAAAATCTGCTTACCAACACAACTGCGGAGCAGAATATGGACAGTGGACATAACCAAATCCGTGAGTCGGCGCGTGTCGTCGCCACTGATTCGGATAAGCGCGAAGTCGTGATTGACGTTATTGAGGCTGGCCTTGGTAACAGTCGTGACCGGCGGCTTTATGAGGCAGCGATGCTCTCGCAGAGTCCCGACATTTTTGTCGGTGCGCAGATGTTCGCTGACCACCTCTCACCGGAGGTGGAGCGTAAAATGCAGGGCCTTCCTCGCTCTGTCCGTGACCTTACGGGCAGCATTAAGGAGGCGTGGTGGCAGCCTGATGGTGGGCCGAGCGGTAATGGCTCTATTCAGGCGCGTGTTCGCATTGCCGCCCCTTGGCTCTGGGATTTGGTGAAGAACGACCCTGAACTTGTCGGGGTCTCAATCAACGCTGTTGGGCGCACACGCCCCGGTGTTGGACCTGATGGCAAGCCCGCGCACATGGTTGAGTCAATTACTCAGTGCCACTCAGTGGACTGGGTTGCTCAGGCTGGTGCGGGGGGTCGAATTGTTGGCTTCCTAGAGTCGCACTATGGACAGGGGGATGAGGAAGTGTCTATTGATTGGGAGGCTTTGTCCAAGGAGGACATTGCCGAGCACCGTCCTGACTTGATTGATGCCTTTGAGGCAGACGTTTTTAAGACTCTTGAAGAGTTGGAGGCGTCGCTTATGGCTGAGATTGAGGCTGAGGACGACGAGCAGGAGACTGAGCCGGTCGCTGTGGAGGCTGACGAGGGCGATGCCCCGGAGCCTGCTGACGAGCACGACGACGAGGACGACACGGAGCCGCATGGCGACTCTGATGTGGACACCGACGACGTTGAGGCTCCCGAGCCGGAACTGGTTGGCGTTGCTGAGAGCGACTACTTCACCTATGACGAGGTGAAGCAGATTGTGCTTGAGGCCGCGCAGGCAATTGAGGCGAAGTACGAGGCGCGTGAGCGTGTTCGTGAGAACCGCCTGATTGCACACGATGTTCTTGCGGAGTCGGGTCTTCCCGCGCTCTCGCAGCAGGCCATTCGCAAGACTCTTCAGGACTTTGATGGTGGTGCCGACGACCTTCGTGAGGCGCTTACCGAGTCCATCAAGGAGAAGCGTGCGGAGTTGTCGTCGGTCACCGGTCGCGGCGTGCAGGGCCTTGGCCCCTCGCTGCTGGTTGAGGCCGACAGTGACGACGATGGCGATAAGGGTCAGCCCTCGCAGGCTGGCGCACATACCGCCCTGCTCTCTGAGTTGGGTCTGGACTAGACAGGAAGGGGTAGCCACACATGGCTAAGAATTACCGTGGCACCGGTAGCGTCGTCCGCATTAAGTCTGCGGCAGCGGCGGTCACTGCTGGTAGCCCGAAGGTTGAGGGCGGCTTTCACGGCATTGTTGCCAACACTGCCGCCATTGGCGGGTCGTACTCGCTGCACATTACCGGCGAGCACGAGGTTGACTTCGTGAGTTCGTCTGTTCAGGGTTCGACGGTGTACATCACTGACGCTACCGGCGCTTTGACGCTTTCTGCGGCTGCCGGTAAGCGCATCTTTGGCAAGGTTTCGGCTGTGCCGGGTGCCAGCGACACGGGCACCTACTTGAAGGAGCCTGCTTCTGGAAAGATGTGGGTCATTCTGGCCCATCAGAACGACGCGGCTTCGTAGTCGCGGGGACACGGAAGGAGTAACGAATAATGCGTACTGGTTCGTGGCCCCGTGAGGTCCGCCTTTTTGAGGCGTACCTTGATTGGGCCGAGAGCGACAACGCTGCTGAGTTGCGCGAGAGCGGTTCTTCGACCGATTTCGCTAACTACCTCAACAACGTCGTCGGCAAGCGACTGATGAAGGTTTACCGGGAGGCTCCTGCCTACTGGAACCGCTACACCACCTCGTACAACGTGCCGGACTTTAAGCCGCTTTCGATGTACGGCCTCACTGAGGGTCAGGACCTCCTGCCCTTCGATGAGGGTGGCGAGTACAAGGACTCGCAGATTAGCGAGCGTGTTGGACCGACCATGACGGTTTCGACCTATGGCCGTCTGTTCAGCATTTCGCGTAAGGCGCTCATCAACGACGACCTTGGCCTCCTTCGGGACACGCCGGGTCGCCTTGGCCGCGCTGCTGCCCGCACCCTCAACCGTTCGGTTGTGGCTGCGCTTGAGGGCAACGGCAACGCTTACGATGGCACCGCGCTTTTCCACGCCGACCACAGCAACCTTCTTTCGGGTGCGCTGTCGGAGTCGTCGCTGGCGTCTGCTGCTCTTCTGATGAACCAGCAGACGGATGACAACGGTAACCCGATTATGGTTGCTGCCGATATGCTGGTGATTCCGGGTGGTCTTGAGATTACCGCCCGTCGTATCCTGAATTCGGTTGAGATTACGATTCAGGGTGCCGCTAGTACCCCCGCTTACGGTGAGGGTAACGCGAACGTCATGCGCGGTTACGTTGATTACATCGTTGACCGCTACTTCACTGACGCCAACGACTGGTATCTGTTCGCCAACCCGGCGGACGCTCCGGTGCTGGGTGTCGGGTTCCTGAATGGTCAGCGCGAGCCGCAGACCATGCTGAAGGACCCCGGTATGCGTCTTGTGCTTGGTGGTAACGACCCGTATTCGATGGAGTTTGACACCATTGAGTACAAGGTCCGCCACGAGTGGGGAACCGCGATTATTGACTGGCGCGGTGCCGTGAAGTCGGCGGTCGCTTAATGCCGCCCAAGAAGACTCTTAAGGTGGATGAGAAGGTCGTGGACGCCTCGCAGGAGGCGTCCACCCCTCTCCCCCTCCACAGGAAGGCTTCTGTGTGGCCTCGCGTTGCTCGTACTAAGGAGCAGTTCAGTGCGCGTGACGCAGCGGACACCATTAAGTGTGATGTTTCTGACATTGCTGGATATGGGTTTCGTGCCCCGCTTGACGTTGACGGCGACCCGATTCTTGAGAAGGCCGTCTTGACGGTTGTTTTCAACGATGGGTCGAAGAAGGCGGTTGAGCACCCTATTAAGTAGTTAGCCCAAGGAGGGTTTGTGGATAAGCCAACGGCAGCAACCCTCCGGGCTGACACCCGGATTGACTGGGCCGGGACGTTCTCGCTCCCGGCCCCGTCTTCTGGGGATGACCCTCTCACCGCAGAGATTGCGCTTGCGTGGGTCTACGTTGAGCAGGTTTCTGGTCGTGACCTTGATGAATATACGGGCGACCTTGAGCCTCTTGTGAATTACGCCGTTAAGTTGCGCGTTGTTCAGCAGTCTGCTCAGCAGAAGGGGACATACGCTGACATTTTTGGAGCCATTTCTGGCGTCCAGTCATTTTCTGTTCCCGGTTATTCAGAGACTCGTGCCGCCGCGCAGTCTTCCAAGAATGGTGACCAGCGTGATTATCGCTATAACCCTTGGAAGCCGCTTGATGAGGTTCTTCACCTTATCGCTACGCAGGAGGCACGCGATGCTGCGATTCGTTCGCTCACTATGACTTACGAGCCAAGCATTGCGTTTGAGCACACCGATGAAGTTGTTCCGCTTTATGGTATTGAGCGGGATATGTTGGATTAATGGCTCTGAGTCTTGATATTTGGGGTGACCGGCTTCGCGTCTATCGAAGCGTTACCGGCCCTCGCGTAGAAGGAGAGACGCGGGTTAACAAGACCCGCTCCGACTGGATTCCTGCCCGCGTTCCACCGCGCGATGCTGGCGAGGCGACCGATGGGAACCGGCCTAAGAAGATTCAGGATATTCGTGAAGTCACTTGCTCTCTCCTTGACCCATCAGGGACAAGAATTGAGATTAAGCCGTCTGACCGCATTGAGTTGCAGACCGGCTACAACGGGACCTATACAGACCTTGGGATGTGGGAGGTCTTGTCTAATCAGATTCCCCGCAACCGCGAAGGAGAAGAACTCCTTCAATACATGCGCCTTGTTCAGGTGGATGAATATTGATTAGTGGCGCAGTTATTAACGGGAGTGTTTCAAAGGCGCTCAACGACTTTTCGCGGACGTTCGCCTCTGACTATACGGAGTTTGGTGCAAAAAACGCTGACTGGCTAAAGGACGAAATTCGTTCAGAAACGCCAATCGGAGAAGACAACGCAACTCACCTGCGCGACTCGTATTACATCGTTGGGCCTAAGTCCACAAAGTACACGGCTAGGTTTACTGTTAAGACTGACGTTAAGTACGCGCCGTGGGTTGAGTGGGACACCGGAATTCATGGCCCAAAGGGTTCTCGCTACATAATTACTGGTAAGCGAGGAAACCTTCTTTCTTTCTTTTGGAAGAAGAAGGGGAAGAAGGTGGTTACCCGATATGTCATGCACCCCGGTTCTGCTGGCGCACATATGTTCGCCAAGGGCGCTGATGCCCTAGAGCGATACCTTCCAAACAGAATGAATAATTTTGTGGTTATGGAAGCAAAGAAGCACGGGTTTAGGGCGGTGAAGAGTGCCTGACGCATGGCCAAAAGACCAGATTGAGCACGAAATGCGCTCTCTTCGCAGGAATCTTCGCACCTATACAGAGTGCCCTGATGAATTTAGAATTAACGAGTATGAGGGCGGTTTTATTCGCCCAAGCGTTCGACTTGTCTTGGTTACGGCAGGGATGGAAAAAAACGGCCATGCCGTTATTTCCAACAGGTCAATGACGCTTGTCTGGTTCGGGACAGATTCAGACGATATCCCGTTTATTGAAGGCGAGGCTCGTTCTGCTCTTGACTGGATTGTTCAGTCTTTGACGCGGGGGAACGAAGAATATTTTGGGGGTATTCCAATTTACGATTGGTCAACCCCAAATTCGCCTTCTGCAACGCGATTTGTCATAAACATTGACAACGCATCAGTCAGCGGCCAGATGGTAAGAGACGAATCGGGATTGTATTCTATTCCAGTAGATTTCCGTTACACTGTAAGTACAGTAAACGCTCACACAATTTCGGCACCGACTGTGATTCAGAACATCTACAAGGATGTGGAAATTGACTAACGGCGATGAGGCTGCCGCCGCACAGGAAGAGCAGCCGGTTAAGAAGAAGTCGCAGAAGAAGACTGTTAGCCCCAACGCTCTTGGCGTTGAGGTTTGGGTAAACGCGGCATATGAGGCTACCGGTTACCCACCCGAAGTTGTGCGTGCCGCTCTTTCTTTGGCAGGCAGTGGTCCGTACAATCGCGAGCAGGTAATCCTTGAGATTAATAAGTTCATGCAACGGCCAGTGAAGCAGGAGGGTTAAATAGATGCCTCTCGGAGGGACTTGGTCTAGCGTTGACCCGCCACAGCGTGCGGGTCTGTTCGTCAACGTGGACACCGTTCCCGCGACGGCACCCGTTATTGACTCTTCTGGGGTCGTTGGGCTTGTCGTCACGGCGGACTGGGGTCCGGCCAACACAATTACTAACATCCAGTCGGCAAGCGAGGCTTCTGCCTACTACGAGTCCGGCTCGGATGCTGAGTTCGCAATTACCGGGGCGCTTCTTGGCGAAGGGCTTCCGGGTCGTGGCGGAGCAACGACGGTGCGTGTTTACCGCGCAGCCACTTCTTCTGCTGCGAAGGCAACGCTTGCGCTTGAGAACAGTGCCAGCCCGGCAACCACCGCAATCACCCTGACTGCTCTTTATGAGGGCACTCGCGGAAACGACTTTTCTGTGACGGTTCAGGCAAATGCTGCGGACGCGGCTAAGAAGGATATCCTTCTTTATGAGGGTACGACCCTTCGCGAGTCTTACGTCGCTGTTGTGCCCGCTGACATTGATGACATTGTTGCCCTTATTAACCAGCAGTCAGTTCTTATGACTGCGGTGGCAACTTCTACTGCGTCGCCTCTGGCTAACGTGAGCAACGCTGACTTTACCGGCGGTAACTCTGGGTCTTCTTTGACGGGTGCTGAGCACACTTCTGCTCAGTCGGCATTTGAGGCTTCAGCAAACTTCAGCGCGTTTGCTGTCCACGGCCTTACCGACCCGACAATTACCGGGACTTATACCGCTTGGGCTGACCGCCTGAACAGCGAAGGGAAGACCTTCGTGGTGGTAATCGGGGGCGCCGCTGATGAGGCTTCTTCAACTGCGATTACGCGCACGGCCAATGCTGACAGCGCATATTCGGTGAACATCTTTGGCGATGTTACGATTGATTCCGTCTCGCATAAGTCGGCAGATATGACTTCTCGGGTTGCCGGGATTATCGCATCTGCTGGTGCTTTCCGCTCTGTTTCGTTTTCGCAGATTCCGGGCGCAAGCATGGAGAGTGCTCCCACCAACGCTGAGATTGAGTCACTTGTCCGGGCGTCGGTTGTGCCGTTCTTCTACGACGGCAACACTGTTCGCTTGCAGCGCGGGCGCACCACTCTTCGTACGACCAGCAGCACGAAGCCTGAGAAGTTTAAGTCGCTTCTTTTCGTGCGAAAGGTTCAGGAGACGCTTCGCGGTCTGGATGCTGTTGCTAACAGCCTTCTGGGCGTTGCCGGGACGGTTAACACGGAGGCGGGCCGCGATTCGGTTGTCGCGATGTTCCGTGCGAAGTTGGAGGAACTGGTGCAGCGCGGTATCGCACTGCCCGGTGGGTCTATCTATTTGGACCCCGCCTATGACAACACGGGCGAGTCACTGTACATCGTATTCGCGATTGATATGGCCCCCGGCATTGAGCAGATTCTTGGCCGAATCGCGATTCCGGCCTAACGGGAGGCACTAGAGAATGTCTACTAATCCAATTCCTGATGTTTACCCGATTCACGGCAGGTTCGGTGAGTTGTACGTCGGGTCGCAGGTTGTTGCTGAGGCTACTGGGATTGAGTTCACTGTTGAGGTTGAGCAGGTTGAAGTCAATCAGGTCGGTGCTCGCTGGACCCGGCAGATGCCGGGCCGCGTGACCGGCACTGGTACTCTCAACTTGCTGAAGGTTTATTCGGTGTGGGAGGACTTCGTCGTTGATTACGCATCGCGTTCGGTTGCTGCACTTCGCGCCGACCGCGACGCTGGCGTGAAGGCTTTCCCGTCTTTTACGATGACTGTTGAGTTGAACGACCCGAATGCCCTTCAGAGCAAGGCGGAGCGCACGACGCTTAAGGGTGTGCAGTTCTTTTCTATGACTGGTGGGTTTCAGGTCGCTGACCTTATTAACCGCGATATGCCTTTCAACTTCTGGGGTATTGAGCGCAGCCAGCCGATTACTGCGCCTCCGGGCTACAGCATTCCGCAGTACGTTCCTGACGCTTGATTATCTAAAAATGTGGGGGGGGAAACCCCCCCACTCCGAACTATAAGGAGACACCATGCCCTCTGGTGATTCCCCGGTTGAAATTCAGCACGAGTCCGAAGATACGGCACTTGATGCGTTTCTTTCAGCCGACCCTGACCGCGAAAAGGCGACTCGTGTCCTCCACATCAAGTCTCTTGGTGCGGATATCACGATTCGCGAGGTCAGCGACCGCGAAATGGAAACTGTTCAGCAGCGTTCGCAGTCAAAGAATCTTTCTCCTATTGATACCAATGCTGAGGTTGTTGGTATCGCAATGGTTGACCCTGACCTTTCTAGTCCAGAGGTCATTGAGAAGTTTTCAGAGAAGTACGGTGGCTTTGTAACCCCGGCAGAGATTGTTAAGTCGGTTATGAAGCCATTTGAGGTAATGCGGGTTGGTGAAGAGGTCATGGACCTTTCTGGTGCCGGGGACGATGCGGTAACTCAGGCAAAAAACTGATTGAGGCGGGGGGCCTTGCTGGGGCATTATGTGCCCTATTGAGGTGGGGAGTGACAGACCTGTACCGGTTTTACAACATGCCGATAATTGGTGACGACGGGACGCTCCCGCCCCCGCCAAACCCGCGTCGCCTTCAGGCGTTCTATCTTGCTTGCGCTATTGTTTTGAACCAGCGCGAGGAAGACCTTGCGAAGTTGGGGACTGGTCTTTAAATGGCTCGCGTAGAGGCAGTATTTACTCTCCGCGATGAAATGTCCAGCAAGTTGAAGGGGCTTGCTGGAAGTGCCAAGGGAACAGAAAAGGCCCTTAACAGTCTTCGCCGGGAAGTAAACCACCTTATTAGGCGTCTTGACGCGCTTGATAAGAAGAACGTCACGATAAACGTAAAGGTCCGTGGTTTTACCCGCGCAGAAGCGCAAATCACGGAACTTCACCGCGCTGCAAAGCGTTTGGATGGGACTACTGCAACCGTCCGCGTCAAGACCGTAAGAAGCGGCTCGGTCCCCGGCGATGGGGTTTCTAAGGAACTCATGGGCGGAGACGCGGTAAGCAAAGAACTCCGCATCCCCGGCACAGACGTTGACACCAAGGGTGCGCAGGTTTCAACGTATCGCTACTTTCAGTTGCGGTCAAAGTTGATTATGGCGCTACTGGTTACTGCACTTGGTGCGGTTGGGCCGCTTTTTTCTGCCCTTCAGTCTCTTGGCCTTCTGGTGACGGCGACCGCCTCTGGTTTTGCTGCTCTTGGACTCGCCGCCGGTACAGCGTTTGCTTTCGGATATAAGTTCTTTAAGGAATATTCCGAAAAGACCCGCGCTCAGATGAACGATGCTGAACTTGCTCTTTCTGACTCTCTTGAGAGGCTTAAGAAGAAGTTCAACGAAGTTGTTTCTGAGAACGAAACGAAGCGCTTTGGGTACCTCATGGCCTCAATGGTTGATATGGGGACCAAGATTCTCCCGATGCTTGATGGAACGATGGAGAAGTTCCTTACGACGTTTGAGTCTCTTCAGAAGAGGTTTGAGCGTTCCTTCTTCGCTCCGCGGAACGCTTCCCTGTTTATGAACGTCATCAAGCCACTGCCTCGTCAGTTTGAGGCACTTGCTGCTGCTACTGGGCACTTTGCACGCATTCTTGGTGGTCTTATTGTTGCAGCAGCACCAGCAACTACACGGCTTTTTGAAGATATTGAAAGGTATCTGGGCGGCAAGGCCGACGACAGAACTAGCGCAGAAGGACTTAAAAGGACTAGAGACTTCTTCAATGAAATGGAGCCTATTCTGCGTCGTGTTTCCAAGTCTCTTGGGAACATTTACGAGAACCTTGCAGAAATCGGAAGACGCTCGCGCAAGAACGTCATGCCAGTGCTGGATGCGTTTGATGAACTCGTTGATGCCCTTGGCGAGATTCTTGCTTATGGTGGTGAGAAGTTCGGTGACCCAGTATCGCGGCTTCTCACTGACCTTGCAGAAATCGTTCGTAGCGTTGGGCCAACAGTAATTGACTGGCTTTCCCGCTTTGCAACTTTTGCGAGCAATGTTTATGACCTTGCCAGAAAGGCTCCGGGTCCTCTGAAGGCTTTCGCAAGTGGTTTTGTGGCGTTCCTTATTCTCCGCAGGATTGTTCCGGGTCTGGGTACTTTCACCAGACTCGTCGGGAGGCTAGTCAAGTTCCTTCTTACCAAGGGGCTTGGCTCAGCAATCGCAAGGTTCGGGCGACTGGGCAACATGCGCTTGCCGGGCGGCGGTGGCGGCACTGTCGGTGAGTCTCTTCGCGGCGTCCAGTTGGTCAGGATTGTTTCTCCTGTCCCACTTCCGGTGACGATGATTGCCGGTGGTGGAGGTGGACCCGGAGGGGTTGTCGGCACCGCAGGGAAGGCTGCTGGCAAGGGCGGGCGCCTTGGGGGCATTCTCCGTGGCGCAGGACGCTTTGCTGGATTTGCCGGGTTTGGGACTCTTGGTGCCGGTGCCTTGACGGTTGGAAGCACGGTGCTTGCTGGCATACCCGTGGCGACTTATTTTTCTGGGCAAGGTCCGTTCGGCAAGCAGGCAACGCCACAGATGATGGCAGCGTCAAGGATGATGGGTGCTAATGCTGCCGGTAATCGTGGTCGTGGAATCGTGGAGGGAATTCTTTCCGACATTCCGGCGACGAAGAATTCTGCTGCTGGTCTTAAGACTCAGGTAATGTCAGAAATCGGCAAGTTGCCGAAGGAAATGCAGACTGCCGCCGCTAAGGGCGCTTCTGACTTCATCGCTGGTCTTGAAAGCAAGAACAGCATCGCTCGCGGGTCTACTCAGGTTTTCTTGCAAGGCGCAAGAGAAGAGTTGGAGAACTTCAAGACTGAAGTTGCTCAGATTATGAGGGACCTTGAAACCATGCGTGGGCAGGCGCCATACGGTGGTATGGCCGGTGGACGCGAAAGTAATGCCCGCGGTGGAATTGTCACTGGTTTTACGTTGTCAACGCTTGGTGAGCGTGGCCCAGAAGCAGTCATCCCGCTTACAAACCGCGCCCGTCGTGAGCAAATCATGCGCGAGGCCGGAATGGGCGTGGGGTCCGCACGAGGGCAGCGGACCTCATCGCCCCTTGTTCAGATTGGGAATGTGACTATTAACAGCGGCGAAGATATGTCCGCGTTTGTCAGCAAGTTGGAAAGTGCAGTAAGAAGGGCAGTTTCAAATGTCCCAAGGGCTGATGCTGGGGCAATGCTCGCATGAGTGTCCTTAATCTCGTTAAGGCGCAAACTGCTGCCAATGGAAACATTCTTGTGTGGAACCCGTCGAAGTCCAGCGGTGGTGGTTGGACTTGGCTTCACCTTCTTAACTCTGGCAGTGACCTCAGCCCTTGGGGTGGTCCAAAGGCACCCGGCAGGAACGCCTCTGCTGCTGTCAAGCGTGCTCACGCTTCTTTTCTTGCGTCTTTGCAGACTCGTGCCAAATATCTTGCTGGTGGTTCCCCTGTATATGGTGGCGAGCAGGCAAATATTGTTGACGTTGAGACTGTTGCCCGGTCAATCAGGATTGTTGCTGAGCCAATCACTAAGACGACTCTTCCGCAAAATGGCCTTTGGTTTCCTGTTGCACCGGAGAATTACGAGGTTGCGCAGTCTTACGACTGGGAAGAGATTGACATTATCGGCCTTGGGCGGACTGCCCACTCTGGGATTAAGGGTCTTCCTGTTATTTCTGTCGAAGCGATTCTTCCGGGTAGTTACGACCCGGCAATTTGTCTTGCAATCAACAACCAAGACTACTTTGTTGACCCTGCAAGGTGGATTAAGTATGTAGATAGCCTCGCTTCAAACATGGACGTTTTCCGTCTGGTTATTGGGAACAGGCGAACCTACGAAGGACTCAACGACTACATCTTCAATGACTATATGCGGATTGATGATGTGCAATGGGGAGAAGAGGCCGGGACTCCGTTTGACCGCCGTGTGAGAATTGCTTTTTCCGGGTGGAGAAAGCAGAGCGTTTCTTTTGCTTCTGGTGCTTACGCTGTTTCCGCAAAGGTTCCAAAAGCGCACACGGTTAAGAAGGGCGAGGATTACCAAGATATCGCTAAGAGGTACTACGGAAGCGTTAGCCTCTGGAAGTACGTCGCCTTGCACAACAACGATGCAAAGGCAAAGCGCGTTAGAAGTTGGACAAGCAAGAGCAGCAAGAAGGCATACGAGATTTCCTTCACGAAGAAGCGGATTAAGTTGCCGCGCCCGAAGGCGTAAACGTGCCTACCCTTTCTGTCCCTCTCCGCCCCGGTGTCTTCACGGACATTGAGGTAACCGCGTACCCCTACAAGTCGCGTCCAATACGGCTTGGCGACGTTCTTAGCGCGATTGATATTCGCGACGAGTCTTCACGGTGCGCAACCGAAGCCTCCATCACTATTGATGACGTAAATGGTGTTGGGAAGACTATTGCTCCGGGCACTTGGCTTACGGTTGTTGGTCGCTCTCCAATTAACGGGAAAAGAATTCACATTTGCCCGCGACTTTATGTTTGGGAAAGAACGGTGTCCGACGAGAGGATTCGTCAGGCGACAATTGTCGCCCTAGACACGGTTTCCTTCTTGCAGAGGCAGGGCACGAGGAATTTTCTCTTTCGTAAGACTAAGTCTAAGAAGAATGGTTGGACTGCATCAGAAATTGCAGCAAACATTCTTGGGCAGTACGGGCTTTCTCGCTACGCAATGATTACGCCCACTTCTTACAAGATTAAGTGGTTTAACCTTCAGGAAGTAACTCCTTATGAGGCAATCCTAAAGGCGTACATGCGCGATAAGCAGGTCACGGGCGCCTCGTACCGCATTCGCGCGGGAAGGTCTTCTAGAAATCCTGAAGGCGGAATTCTCAATCCGGGCATGATTGTGATTGAGCCAGTGGTTTATCAGGACTACAGGTGGGCGCTTACGGATGAAGACAACATTATTGGTGCAGACAGGACTGAGTCTCTTGAAGACCTTGTCAGCGAATACACGGGTCTTGTCGTAGACAAGGACGGCAAGGAAGTCAGCCGTGTGACCGTTTCTGATTCAAATGCTGTAGCACGTTACGGAAGAATCAGAAAGTTTGAAGTCCTCCCGAAAAACACTCGGCCCAGTGACGCGAAGAGGGTTGCTCGCACGGAACTTAGAAAGCAGCGCTCTCTTAAGAGGACAGCAAAAATTAAGGGAGTTGGCACCCCGACGCTAAGGGCAAGCGACCTTGTTTTTATCCAAGACAAGGGGACAGGGCTTAACGGAAATTATTTTGTTTCTAGTGTTAGCCACTCGTTTAGCCCCGCTGGTCACAACATGGACCTTGAACTTAGTTACACAGCAAAGTTCCCAGAGGTTGGTGTTTCGGAGGAAGAGTACAACCCTGCGGCGGTTAGCACGACGAGGACCGGCGGAAGTAGTGGTTCTTCCTTTACAACTGGACCAATGGCGTATAGCGGCCTTATGGGAGAACGTGCAGCCCAGTGGGCCGCTACTCAGGCGGGCGTTCCCTATCTTTTTGGCGGCACCACTCCGTATAAGGGCCTTGATTGCTCCGCGCTTACGATGCTCGCTTGGAAGTACGGCGCGAATATCAGTATTCCCCGCGTTACCTATCAGCAGATTGCTTTCGGGGAAAATGTGCCTTCAATTTCTCAGGCGGCTCCGGGCGACCTTATTTTTTATGGCTCAGGTCATGTTGCCCTTTATGCCGGGAACGGCAAGCAGTGGGAGGCTCGCAGAACGGGGACAAAGATTTCGCTTAATAGCGTGCGCTCTAGTCTCACAACAATCCGTCGCCCTGTTCCTTTGTCGCGTCAGGGTACTGGTACTGCAACAAGTTCTGCTGGTGGGACAACTTCTGCTGGCTCGCGCACTGCAAGGATTAGCGCTGTTGGAGAAGAGTGGTCGAAGTCTGTCAGTGAAGACCCGACGAATGTTGGTTATTCAACGGGCGGCAACACTGGTGGGGTTGATACGAGGGTTAATGCTGCCGCGCTTGAGGCAAAACTTTTGTCTTTTGGGGCCGAAAAGTTCTTTATCGAACTTTCTGATGTGTTCTTGGAGTACTCTGAGCAGCACGAGATAGACCCAATCTTTGTGGTTGCAATTGCTTGTTATGAAAGCAATTTGGGCAAGTATGGGCCGTCTCAAAGGACCAAGAACATCACCGGCTTTGGTGGTGGGCCGTCGAAGGCTTCGTTTAATTCCTACGAAGAGTGCATCATTGCCACTACTGGACCACGGCTTCTTAGTAGCAGCGCATACGAAAAGGCGGAGACTATTGATGAAATGTCTTTGCTTTATGCTCAGTCAAGCAGCGTGACAAATTCTCCTGTTATCTGGGCATCCAACGTCAAGAATTTTTATCGTGACATTTCTGGTAAAAACCCGAATGTTTCAATGCGCGGGGACGGGTATAGGAGCAGGGTAATTGGCGGATAGTTTTGACAGTCTTGCTGCTTCTTTTGTTGCCTTGGCAGACGCACGCTCTTCGGGGCATGTGGAAATGTCAATGCCAATAATTGATGTTGGAAGAGTTATCGCATCAAACCCTGTCCGTGTTCGTGTGCTTGGTAGTCAATTGACTCTTGAAGACGAAGACTTTGTAACGGCACATGGGTACACTCCTTCTGTTGGTCATGTGGTTCTTGTGCTTCCAGTGTATTCGGGTGGATTTTTTATTATGAGGGTGAACGCCTAAATGGCTTCCACACTTCCTTTTATTACAGAGTTTGGGCTACAGCCCGACCTCGTTCCTGACTACGTTGCCGACGTAGAGCAGGACGATGCAACACCACCCGTACCGCTTGGTGTTGATATTTCTTTTGATGCGTTGGGTGACGACCTTTCTCTCAGCACCGAATTTGACCTTGTAATCTGTGATGAAGGTCGCGCTCTTTCGCAGTGGGTTCAGAACGCACTTGTCACTCGCCGTGGCGATGAATTGATATTTAGCGAGAACTTTGGAAGCGTGCTAGCAGACATTGTTAGTACTAGCACTGCAAATATTTCAGATATCGAAGAGCAGGTTATTGTCGCTATTGAGGACGCGATTCTTAATCACGAGCGCATTGACCGCATAGATGATGTTCGCGTCGGTTTTATTGATGATTACCGTCTTGCATTTGAGGCAACAGCAATACTTGACGATAATTCGTCACTAACATTTGAGGGTGGGGCCACCTTTGGCTGACATTGACTTCAACAGCCTTCTTCCTGCTGAAAGCGAAGAGACAATTACGGAGAGGATGCTTGCGGACCTCCCCGCACCTCCGGGCGGAAACTCGTACAACACTCGCGAAGGCTCCGTCATTCACGGTCTTTTCCGACCGCTAGTTTTTGAGCGTGCTCGTCTTATTTCTTATGCGAGCGAACTTTTCCAGCAGTCTTTTGTGGCCTACGCCACTGGCGATTATCTGGATATTCGTGCTGGCGAACTTGGGGTAAGTCGCGGCGGTGCCCTGAACTCAACGGTCAACGTCACCGTGACCGGTACTTCTGGTGTTGTTCTCAATGCGAACAACTCTACTTTTGCGAGTGCTGGTGACTCTGCTACTGGCGTTGAGAGCGTGTCTTTTGTTCCGTCAGAAGAAGCAACTATCCCCGCGGGCGGCAGCATCAGTGTCCCGTGCGTATCAACTACTGCTGGACTTGTTTCAAATGTTGATGCTGGCGAAATCACGCTTATCGTTGATGCACCAGATGGTATTTCTTCTGTAACTAACCCGACCGCCGCAAGCGGTGGCGCAGACGAGGAAGACGATGAATCACTTCGCCTTTCGCTTTCTCAGCGCCTTCAGTCGCTTGCGGGGACCGCGAATGCTGCTTATTACAACGCTGTTGCTTTGCGTGAGCCAGATGTTCAGAACGTGGCCGTGACCGACCTTTGGGACGGTAACGGAACCGCTTTGGTCACGCTCTCAGGCCGTCTTGCGCCTTATGTTGGCCCAGATACGGTTGAGAGGCTTCAGGAGTTCTTTGACCCGTCTGTCAAAAACTTGGCGCACTTTGAGGCGCCTGAGTCTTGGACGAATGGAACAACTGTTTCTGCTGCTCTTGAAGGAAAAGAAAGCATTCAGATTGACGCACATCATCCGGACGAAACAACGATTAGTCACACGTTTAGCAATATTGTTGATTTGTCGGAATTTGACAGTGCCGCAGACGAGGTTTCTCTATTCATCAAGCGGGTTACGTCTGCCGGGGACTTGCAGAACTTTATTGTTAAGTTTATTTCTTCCAATAGCGGAACTGCTACTGCGACCATCAGCGCGGCAACAATTAACTCGTTGTCAAACATTACGACAAGGGCAGTACTGAACATCCCCCGTTCCGACTTTACTGAAGCCTCTGATTTCAGTTGGGCTTCTGTTCAGTCGGTAGAAATTACCCTTGAGCATCCTGCAACCTCTTCGACTACAAACACGGTTGTCGTTGATGGGCTTCGGATAAAGAGTACGACCGGCGGATTTTTGACGGGTCAGGTTCCTATTGGAATTCAGGTTACTGTCAGGTCTGCTCGCTCTGCGTCAGTTGATGTAACTGGCGAGATTGTTCTTGATGCTGGTCTTGTTGTCGCAGACATTGAGGGGATTATTGAGTCCTCAATTAGCGATTACTTTAGGCGTCTGCCGTCTGGCTCCGTAATTCGTATTGCGGAGATTGCGAACATTATTCACGACACTCGTGGAGTTGTTGATTACGAGAATTTGCAACTCAACTCTTTGTCTGTGAACACAAACCTGACAACCCTAGAGTCAGACCAAGGACCCGTTTTGGGCACCTTGACGTTAACGGCAATCTAGGCAAGGTATCTATGTCCGCATCAATTCCCGACTATGTTCCATGGCACATCTACGAACGAGACATTCAGCGTCTTTCTGACGACATTGAGCGGCTTGTTAACAAGATTGATGGCTTGGTTGACACTATTGGTGCTCTTTCGCTTTCTCAGCACCGTGATGAAGTGAACGAAGAGCACCGACGCGAAGACAGCCAGCGTCGTTGGACTTTGGGGCTTGCGGTTTTTGCTGCGGGACTCTCTACGGCTTCGGCAATTATTGTTGCAATAGTTTCTGGTGCGCTCTAGTTGCCTCTTGTAGTTAACATCCCTGTTTGGCAACCAAACACTGTTGGCAATGGCCGCTTGCTTATTATTGGAGACATTTCTTCTGTCTCTACGAATCCTTCCAGCATTCGTTGGAGAGTAAACGGGCAGGATTGGGAAACCGGCGTATCATCAACTTCGGTTCCCGACGAGTTTGCGTTTTGGGTTCATGGTTATTCTCCGCTGCCGGGTACAGAGTTTGAGCCTGCTTGGTCGCCCGTGTCTAACCATTTTGAGGCTTCTTCTGACAGAGAAGTACTTTATCTAACGAACCCAAGCCGCTCTCTTATTCCAAAAGCATCAAGCGCTGCGGCTGTTGACACAACGCCAAACTCTTGGTTTTGGGAAGACGGAGTAATTTATTTTCACCCGCTTGGAGATTCGGTTAGCGGTGAGGTGCCGGTAACCACTCCTTCTTTTGCTGAGTCAGAGTCGGTTCGCCTAGAAATTCAAACCGCTGGCGGGGATGTTCTTTTTGATGAAACATTTGTCTGGAACTGGCCAGTAAGAGACATTGTTAGCCACATGATTGATACTGCCGCTCCGTCTTTTCTTTCAGATACTCAGGCTGCTCGCGATATCTACTTTGCGCAGGCTCGTGCAATTGGTGATATTTATTCTATTTACGACGACTATGCGCTTCAGTCATTCCCTTCACAGGCAACGTGGGCTGTGCCTGTTTGGGAGCAATTTTTGGGACTTCCCTCGCTTGTCTCTTTGAGCACTCAGGAAAGAAGTCAAATTATCGAAGAGAGCATTCGCGGCGTTGGCGGTCTAAGGACAGAGTTTTTTAACTCGTTGAATGGACAAGTCGGCTCTAGCATTGTCGTTACTGACAACTATTCAACGTACAATGTGGTATTCAGGCTTAATCTAAGCGGTACAGACGCAGATGCGGCAAAGTATCGTTCTGCCGCAGAGTCTCTTATTTCAAGGATTAAGCCCGCTGGTATTCAGACTTCTGTAAGTTACGCGACGTTTGTGTCTGGCGTCTCTAGGGCTGGCGACGCACTTTAGCCGGGGGTATTTGTGGCCGCACCAAAGCAGGTTGATTTTGTTGACGGGACTACGATTGTTGCTGCCCAGTTCCTCAATCGAATTCAGGAAATCGAAGCCGGTCAGGCCACTAATATGGCTTTGGCTATCTCTGGAACTTCGGTCGTCCTCAACGCCGGGGCCGGGAACAGTGTTTCGTCAATTACGATTGATGACAAGTTCCGTTACATTGAAACGCCGCTAAGCGTCGCTTTTACTGGTTCTGATGCCTCCGGAACGTATGGGATTTTTGCGACCACAAGCGACGACGATTCTTTGTCGGCTTTTGCGCTTGAAAAGGTTGCGGGTACGGGAGTTCCAAGCGCCGCAAACTACCGTAAGGTAGCGACTGTTTCTTGGGACGGGTCTTCAGCGCTTTCTTCACTTGTCCAGATTGCTGGGTATGGGAAGCATGGCCACATGCACACCCTTACTACCGACCCATTGCCCGCGTCTTCGGTTGGCTCAACTCAAATTGTTGACAACACAATTGTTCTTAGCGACCTTGCGGTAGCACTTCAGAATCTTCTTGTTCCGGTCGGTTCTGTTATCCCGTTTGCTGGCTCGTCTGCTCCTGCACAGTATTTGCTCTGCGCAGGTCAAGAGATTTCTGAAAGCACATACGCTGACCTGTTTTCAGTTATCGGAACCGATTACAACAACGGTGCCGAGACTTCTGGGTTTTTCCGGCTCCCAGACCTGCGTGGCAGGGTTGTTGCGGGTAAGGACAATATGAACGGCAGCACCGCGGGCAGGCTGACTACTGGTGGTTCTGGTGTTACTGGGACCTTGCTTGGAAGTGCCGGTGGCTCTGAAACGCATCAGTTGAACTCTTCGCAGTCTGGTATGCCAGCGCATAGCGTCAACGCTGATGGCGGGCATAGTCACACCGTTGGTGTTGATACACCCGACCACTCGCACGCCATTCCCGGCGGCGGTGCGCTGGTGCAGACCTACAACGCCGAGTCAAGTGCAAACATTAACTCTGCTGCGCAGTACGGCGGATATGGCCTTGCCGGTTTGGGCGGCGCAACGGCCCGTCACTCGCACTCTGTTACCGGCGGTTCCCATGTTCACACCGTGACTGCTCTCAACGCATCTTCTGCTCACCAGAATACTCAGCCGACAATCATTTTGAACCACATTATTAGGTACTAATGACTTCTGGTAGATATGACATTGTTGTGGACCAAGGTGCGACTTTCCGCAAGACGATAACGTGGAAAGACTCTTCTGGCGCACTTGTAAACCTGAGTGGGTACAGCGCAAGAATGCAGGCGCGGACGACAATGTCGGCGTCATCAACAATTGTTGAACTTACGACGGCCAACGGTGGAATTACGCTTGGCGGGTCAAACGGGACTATTACGCTTTATATTTCCGACACCGCTACTGCTGGTTTTTCGACCGCTGTTCCAAGTGGTTTTTCAGACGCGCTTGTCGGCGTGTATGACCTAGAGTTGATTTCTGGGAGCGGTGACGTTACGCGCCTTCTGCACGGTGACTTTATTGTGAACCCAGAGGTAACCCGGTGAGCATCACCGGCGATGCGTTTATTGAAGTAGCGATTTCAAATGCAGCACAGGCTGCCGAAGAGCATCTTGCTATGTGCTTTGAGGCTCTTGACAGCGACGATTCTTATGCCGATGTTTCTGCGCCGTTTTGTGGCTGCATGACCTGCATAGTTAGAGAAGTAATCTCTAAAAGTTGGCCATACATGCGCTTGGTCGCAATTGTTGAAGCAGAGGATAATTAATGGCTGAAGACGGCTTTGAGGTTATCGTCAGCCAAGATGAGCCTTCTGTCTCTGTATCTGGCGACGAAATTCAGGTATATGTAACAGAGGAAGTTATTTCTGTTGTCTCTATCGGGACGCAGGGGCCAGCAGGTCCAGCAAACGAGACTTACACACACACTCAGTCAGTTGCATCAGACACTTGGGTAATTGAGCATAATCTTGGTAAGCACCCTTCTGTTGTTGTAATTGACTCTGCGGGTAGTGTGATTATCAGCGATGTTCAGTATGATTCTGCTTACCAAGTTACAGTTACTTTTAGCGCTTCTTTTAGCGGCAAGGCGTATCTCAACTAGCGGGGGCTAGACGTTGAAGATTCTCAATAATCTGAATCTTGTTCAGAACGAGGTCCAGAACGCACGGATTCAGAATCTTGCGTCTGCTCCTTCGTCGCCGGTTACCGGCCAGATTTACTACGACACCACCCTTGGGTATCTCCGTGTCTACAACGGCAGCGGGTGGGACCGTCTTGACGACAACTGGGTGTCGTCTGTCTCTGGTACTGCCCCGATTCAGAGCACGGGCGGTGCAACCCCGACTATTAGCATTGATGCTGCGACCACCAGCGCCGCTGGTTCACTGTCCGCTTCTGACAAGACCAAGTTGGATGGCTCCACGAGTAACGCTACTGCGTCAACTCTTGTTGAGCGCGATTCTAATGGTCAGGCTAAGTTCGGTAACCCAACCGACACTGCGCACGTTGCCACGAAGGCATACGTTGACTCGTTTGTTCAGGGTCTTGACACCAAGGCTTCTGTACGGCTGGCTACTACTGGTAGCAACATTACCCTGTCAAACAGCACTACGAGCCTTGACGGTCAGACCATCGTTGACGGTGACAGGATTTTGGTCAAGGACCAGACTTCTGCCGCAGATAACGGAATTTACGTTGCATCTACTTCGGGTTCTTGGTCGCGTTCGCAGGACGCTGATGGTAACTCTGAAGTCACTGCTGGCATGTTCGTCTTTGTTGAAGAAGGAACTGCTAACGGCGACAACGGTTACGTTCTCACCACCGATGGGACCATTACTCTCGGAACTACTGCCCTAACTTTCCAGCAGTTCTCCGGTGCTGGTCAGATTACTGCTGGTAACGGTCTTACGAAGACTGGCAACACTATTGATGCTGTTGGAACTTCTAACCGTATTTCGGTTGGTGCCAACAACATTGATATTGATGCTAACTATGTTGGTCAGTCTTCTATTACAACGCTCGGCACTATCTCCACTGGAACGTGGGAAGGCACCGACGTTGGCGTTTCACACGGTGGTACCGGGGCTTCGACCGCCGCAGGCGCGAAGACCAACCTCGGGTTTATGACCCGCTACGCGGCAGACGTTGGTAATGGGTCTGCCACGAGCATTGCGGTTACCCACAGCCTTGGGACTCTTGACTGCACTGTTCAGGTCTATGAGAAGTCTTCTGGTGCGGTTGTTATCCCTGACATTACGATGACTTCGACTTCGCAGGTTACTCTGGACTTCGCCGTGGCTCCCACGACGAATCAGTACCGCGTCGTCGTCATCGGCTAGTGTGGGGGGCTAGATGCCCCGAATCCTAAAGACACTTGAGACTGTCGCCCTAAAACTTACGGGCGGCAGTCCTGCGTCTGACAAGGTGATTGTCAGCGACGCTGATGGTAATGCGTCGTGGCAAAAGATTGTCAACGCAAATGTAGACACCAGCGCTGGCATTCAGTTTTCAAAGATGGAAACTGGGTCGCCAAACCAGATTGTCCGGGCAAATCCGTCCGGAGTTGGAGAGTTCGCTTACCTTGCGGTTGATGTACCAATTGGGACTGTTGTCCCATATCTTTTCTCAACCCCACCTGTGGGTTTTCTTTCATGTGACGGCTCAACCCTCAGCCGCACTGCTTACGCCGACTTATTTGCACTTGCGGACAACGCTGGGCTTATAGGCACGATGTTTGGTGCTGGTGACGGCTCAACTACGTTCACCCTTCCAGATATGCGTGGACGCACGATGATTGGTAGCGGACAGGGGACTGGGCTTACAGACCGCACGCTTGGCTCTACTGGTGGCGCGGAGACGCACCAGTTGTCTACCGCTGAAATGCCGTCTCACACCCACACGCAGAACGCGCACGGTCACACCCACAATGCTAATGCTGGCCTTGGTGGTTATGGTCTTATCCGGGTAAGCCCCGGCAACTCAAACACAATTTCTGTTACAGACACCACTCCCGGCGAGCCGGACATTGTGACAACGCCTATTGCTCTGTCTATCAACCAAGCGACAGCGACTAACCAGAATACTGGTGGCGACGGCTCTCACAACAACATGCAGCCATACATCGCGCTGAACTACATCATCAAGGCGACGTACTCCACGCTTCTCGGTGACTCACACGCCGAAGCAAGCGAAGCCTTTACTGTATTTATGGGTAACTAAATGGCTATCTCTGGACCATTTAACGCACGCGACTATCTTCGCGATAAAACCGGCTATTTTGAGACTTCATCAGAATCCGCTGAGTTTATCACTTGCACTTCTGCGACACGCCCTTCTTCGCCCAGCGAAGGAAACATCATCTACGAGACTGACACTAACCTCGTGTACGTCTACGAGGGTTCGGCATGGAGCAAGGTCTACTCCGGGTCAGCGCAGTTTCCAACGGAGAACATGCCGACAGGTTCGGTTATCCAGTTGGCGACTCGCACGACGGGCTATAGCAACGCTGCAAACTACGCCTACAACTCTGACTGCTACTGCTACATCACACCGCTTCGCAGCGATTCCAAGATTCTTATTCTTATTAGCGCTCCGCTGCATATGGCAAGTCAGGGTAGCGATGTTGGTGGTGGCTGGGGCATCAATAGTAGTGCCGCTGGTGGTTTGCTTTGGCAGACTTCGCACATGGGGGCCGGTTATGACTCAACAACTCATGGAAATGTGTTGAGTGTAAATTGGCTCCATCAGGCAACTCGGCCAAACGCCACTTCTAATCAGTACTACCAACTGTACGTCAAGCCTTACACCAACAACTCGGGCACTTACATCTACATGAACCGCAACTATCAGGGAACTGATTACGCGACTATGACGCTTATGGAGATTCGGTGAATACCCCACCTGATATTCACGACGCGATTAGGTCGCTCGCGCCGGGTGCCGGTTATTCTGTTGACCCGTCGGATTTTTCTACTATTTCATGGCATGATAATTCTGACAGTGTAAATGCAGACGGTGTGTATGTTGGCCCAGCCGATGGTGTTGTTATTTACACAGGACCCAAGCCAACAGTTTTAGAAATTGAAGCGGAACTTGCCCGCATGACAGCAGAGTGGGAGGAAAACGAATACGCTCGCCAAAGGGTACTTGCGTATCCTCCTATTGGCGACCAGTTGGATGCTCTTTTTCACGCTGGCGTGTTTCCAGACGATATGGCGGCTCGGTTGCGGGCTGTGAAGGACGAGTACCCCAAGAATGGCTAACACCTACAAAAACGCAGCAGTTGTTTTGACTAGCACTGGGGCTACCGACCTCTATACGGCACCGTCGAACACTCGCTCTTTGGTTCAGTCAGTCAACATTGCAAATGTTGATAGTTCTAACAGGTACGCGACCGTAACGTGGTACGACGCTTCTGCTGGGTCTTCTTACACGCTCTTGTACAACGGATTCATTCCTGCTGGTACAGCGATGAACGCTCTTGATACTCCATGCGTCTTGGAGCCGGGCGACATTATTCGTGTGCAGGCTTCTGCGGCAAATACGCTCCACGCGACCGCCTCAATCATGGAGCAGGACCCGACTACTCCCCACGTTGACGGGTCAATCACGACAGTCAAGATTGCCGACGATGCGGTGACGGCAGACAAGTTGGCTTCTAGCCTGTCTGCAACGACTATCTGCACTTCTGGGACACGCCCCGCGAGTCCGTTTGAGGGGCAGAAGATTTATGAGACTGACACCGACCTTGAATACATTTACGACGGCTCTGCTTGGCGGGTTGCGTGGAGGGACATTTCCTTTGCCGCGTATGGCACAAATTATCAGGGTTCCACAAACGGGTTTTACAACTTTATTCTTGACCTTGAGAGTTTTGACAACGGTAGTTGTTACAACACTTCTACCGGAGCATTTGTTGCCCCTGTTGATGGTGTCTATTTCTTTTCTCTCAACTGCCGTCTTGACAACACTGCTTCTGCTGGCTACTTGAGGGCGTACATCTACCGCAGCGGAACAACCCAATGGGCAGCACCAAACCTTCACTGCATTTTCGGCGCAGCACACTCAACGGATTACCATTCGCTCAGCGTAAGCGGCTTGATTTCTTTGACCGCAGGGCAGGTTGTGTATGCGGGCGGCGGTCATGTGAGTGGTGCGTCTAATCTGCTCAGGGCAGAAAGTACGTTCACCGGCCATTGGATTAAGGACAATTAGCACTAATGGCTAACCGATACGTCAACGCAGCGGTAGAACTTACAACCACTTCGGCTACGGACCTTTACACGGTGCCGGGTGGTTGCTCTGCGCTTGTGCAGTCGGTTGTCGTGGCTAACGAAGACTCAACAACGCGCACTGCTACTGCATCTTTCTACGATTCGTCGGCTATTGCCACGTTCACCCTTATCAAGGATGCAGAAATTCCTGCTGCATCTTCGATGAACGTGCTTGATAAGCCGTTTGCACTAGAGGCTGGCGACGTAATCAAGATAACCGCAGGAACCGCTAACGTGATGGACGTTACTGCGAGTATTCTGTTGGTGGACGCTACGACTTCGGTGCCAGTTGGAACGATTACTACGGCTGCGCTTGCTGATGGGTCAGTGACCTCAGCAAAGTTGTCTGTTGGTGATTTGGGCTACCAAGTCAAACTATTTGGTGAGGTGTTTGGCTAGTGGCCACAATCTCAAAGCAGATTCTTTCTGGGTCTACTAATGGGAAGTTGATTCAGGTAACCGGTACCGCTACTGGTTCTGCCGACACTATTCACACGGCTGTCTCTGGTACGTCGGATATTGACGAGATTTCGCTGTACGCCATCAACACTTCGTCTTCTGACGTTCTAGTGACGATTGAGTTTGGCGGCACAGGAACCGCCAACGAGATTAAGTTCAACATCCCCGGTCAGGTCGGTCAGGTCCAGATTGTTGAGAAGTTGATTCTTCAGAATTCGTTGGTTGTTAAGGCATATGCGGCGACTGGTTCTGTTGTGAACATTGGTGGTTATGTGAACAGGATTGCCAACTAATGGGCGTCGTTGTCAACACAGTCAAGACGGTTGAGCGTGGCACAACCATTGGTTCTGGCAACGCAAGCGTTACGACTTCCTCTGCTGCGGTTCTTTCTGCTGATGCAACTCGGCGTACTGCTGTTCTAACGAATCTTGGTAGCGATTACGTCTGGATTGGCGACTCCGGTATCGCAGCCAACGAGGGCATCCGTCTGGCCCCCGGTCAGGCTCTTACGATTGACAAGTCGCCCACTGCTGCGATTTACGCGGTAGCCCAGAGTGGTACTCAGACGGTGGCTTACTTCACGGAGAGCGACTAATGGCCCAGATTGGCGCACAGTTCGTCAACGCTGTTCAGCCTGCCCCCGTTGGGACCATCATCCACGATTGGCCGGGGCAGAACATCCCTACGGGCTGGATTGAGGTAGACGGTCAGGCTATCTCCCGCACCGACTATGCCGACCTGTTTAGCGCGATTGGCACCACTTACGGAGTTGGCGACGGCTCAACCACGTTCAATGTGCCGAAGAAGTCTATTGAGAGTGACGCTGCTGGTCGTGTAAGCCTTCCGTACCAGCCGATGTTTGCTGCGCGGGCCACGGCAGGGACAACGGCAACGGGCACATGGAACACCTACGTTGATGTGAACGCCAACGTCGGCAACCACTTCAACCCTACTACTGGTCTATTTACTGCGCCTGCCGCTGGGAAGTATTTCTTTACGTTTAGCGCGTTCACGGAAGCGGGACAATCGGCGCAGGTTTACTTCCTGCTCAACGGTGCTGCCTACTGGCGCACATACACGCAGAACGGGACCAGCACCTACGTCGCCCTAAACCCCGGCATTGTCATCTTTTCGCTTAGCGCCAACGACACGGTAGGCGTCTACATGAACGTAGGACAGACGCACTACAACCAGAACAACTACTTTGTTGGATGGAAGGTATCGTAGGTGGACATTTCTATTACTCTTACCGAAGTAGAAGTAAAGGCCCTGTCATACGTCATGGCCGACCCTCAGCAGTGGACCGAGAACGCAATCAAGGAACGTGCCCGCATCGCTGGCGACGAGTTGGTTGCTGCGGAGACTGCTCGTATGCTTGCAGACCCAGATGTAACTGACATTCCGGCAGACCGTGATGCAATCATTCTCAGCGCTCCTGACCCGGTACTCCCCGACGTAGGCAACTTAGAGCCGCTTCCTGAGTAATGACCACAATCATCAAGGCATACTCTGACGTACCCCGGCAGGCTCAGGCGCTTGGCACTACGCCCCCGATTGTCACGACGTTGCCTTCTAGCCCGCAGATTGGTGAGGTAGTCACCTACAAGCACACTGGCGCAGGGAACATCGGCGCGGCGTTGCCTATGCAGTACGACGGAACGAAGTGGCTACCGCTTGGACAGGCAACTCTCTGTCGCTGGAACTGCGGCAGCGCGACTCAAGTGTTCAGCAGTACGTCCATAACCAACGTGACAGTCGGTGACTACAACACGGTTACGTTTACTCCACCGTGGGATGGGTACTACGAGATTGGTCAAAAGACCGGCATGTGGGAACTGAACAGCGGCATTGGTATGTCAACGCAGTTCACCCCAACTGACCTTTCAGCCACCTACATCCTCCACTACATCCAAGACTGGAATGGCCCGTACCAGCATCACCGTGAAGGTGAGTCGAACCCAATCCTTTACTACCTCTACGCGAGCAAGACGTACAGGTTCACCGCGAACATTACCTACGCGGCTGGCAACACGGGGACCATCAACTTCATTGGCACCGCTTACGTCAAGGCGGTGAGCGCATGACCTCACTCACAGACACACAGGTAGTGACCGCAAGCGGCGGGCTGGTGGAGTTGGGGTATGTGGAGAACGATAACGCCGTCACCCTCACTGCTACATCGTCTGCGTCACCCGACTGGCTTACGCCGGAAATGACGGTGGTTTGCGACGGCTCACCAGTTCTTGTCGAATACTACGCGCCAATCGCTAGGGCAACACAGGACGCTGCGGGAACCGGCGACCAACTCAACTTCTCTCTTGTCTATGACGGCTCTGTGCAGGAGGGCAGTTGGGGAAGGGTCGCCAACCGCACGAACGCTATTGGGCATCTTGTCCCTGTGGCGCTGCAATACCGCATGACCCCGGCTGCTGGTTCGCACACTTTTAGGGTTGGCGGCTACGTCAGCAACGCATCAAGGAACGGATACGTTGGAGCAGGTTCGCCGTACCCTCCACAGTTCCTCCGCGTATCCAAGATTGTGGAGGCAACCCAGTGGCCCGCCGTCACCACGGGCACCATCATCTGCACTTCCTCCACGCGGCCCGCGAGTCCGTTTGAGGGGCAGACGATTTATGAGACTGACACTGGGCTGACCCGGTACTACGACGGTTCTTCGTGGGAGGACACGGCAAGGGCAACACGCCCGTATCACGCCGAGGTCTATCTCGCGTCGAACATTTCGTATCCAAGGGCAACCCTCCTTGAGTGGACCCACTTGCGCGAGGACAACACGGGTGGCGCGTGGGCCGCGTCACCAGACCCGGAGCGGCTGGTGTTCCCGGCTGACGGGATGTACCTCTGCGTTGCATACATGAGGTGGGATGTTGGCAGCGGCAACGACTCAACGCAGACCGGCATGACCGTCAACGGCGGGTTGGGTTCAGTGTCGAACATCGGTTACGCAGTCAACGGAACGTCTGTGCAAGAGATTCTGACAAGCGTGGCCGTGGTTTCTGCCGGTGACTATCTCACAATAAACTGCTACAACAAGCCTGCCGGTGGGTCTCCGTTCACTGCTGTTGCTGGTTCGTGGATGAGTTTTACGCAACTGTCTGCGGTGCCCACATAATCGGCCAGCCCTAGCGCATGACCCTCACCCTCCTACTCGCGAGCAACAGACAGGCATAAGTTGTGCGCAGTCCCAGTACTGTGCTTACCTACATTTATGGACATTAGCCCTGACGAAGTTCGTCGTCGTCTTGCAAACGGCGAAACAAAAACGGATATTGCCAAGGACTACGGTGTATCCCGCCATTCAATCAGAAGGCTTCTAAAGAAGAAGCCGGACAAGGTTGATACGCATGAAGGCTTAAGAGCGTCTATTCACAAGGCGCTACAAAAGTCTTCTGAAAACGATGTTGAGTCTCTTGCAAACAAGTTCAACGTCGCCCCAAAGCGTATTCGTGAGGCAATTGAAGAACTCGCGCGTGATGGTTACCGCGTAGAGTTGGAAGAGAACTCAACTGTTTCTCTCCACAAGGTTCCCCCCTCCCGCACCAACCTCCACAAGTCTCTTTTTGATGGAGAAGAGCATGTAATCGGAATCGTTTCCGACACGCATCTTTCTTCTAACGAAGAGGCGCTAAGCGAGTTGCATCTTGCTTATGACATTTTCGAGGAACGCGGAATTTCTGAGGTTCTTCACGCCGGGGACTGGACTTGTGGTGCTGGAATTTTTCGTGGTCAGGTTTCTGAGATTAAGAACCATACGTTTGAGCAGCAGGTTCAGTATCTCGTAGATAATTACCCTCAGCGTCAAGGTATTACTACTCGCGGTATTTCCGGTAACCATGACATTGAGGGCGACTTTGGTCGTGTAGGCGCTAACCCTGTCGTCGCTATGGCTAACCAGCGCGACGATGTTGAGTTTCTTGGCGACTACAGCGCTTGGGTCAATTACGGTTCAGACGATAACCCGTGCTGGATGCACCTTCTTCACGGCAAGGGTGGAATGTCATATTCCTACTCCTATAAGGCTCAGAAGTTGGCGGACGGATATAGGTCTGAGAGGAAGCCAGCAATTCTTACTGTGGGCCACTGGCATGTTCGTGGTGCATTTGAGGCTCGTGGGGTTCAGGTTTTGTTCCCCGCATGTTTTGAGTGGCAGTCACCGTTTCTCACCCGGCTTGGGTTGTCACCGGCAGTTGGATTTCACATCTTGACAATCACTGTCGGTGAAGACGGGACTCTTGTAAAGATGGTTCCTGAGTATTTTCGTTTTGTCGAAGGGCGAATTGTACAGTCGTGAGCGACTTTGAAGCGGCAATGTACGACTTGCTTACTGAGGCTCTAATTCTTCGTGCTGCCTGTACATACGACAACGGCAGCATCCCTGAGTTTCTTGCCCCATTGATGGAGGCGCTTGACTCTGTAGAGGTAGCAGCGCCTACCAGCCTTATGGAGGCAAACGACAAAATTACTGGTGCTGTGGCGAGGGTTCTCGGCAAGATGCCATGATATAGTAGGTGTGGTTATCTACTTATAGGGGAGCATTATGCCGCGCCAGCCAGTTGACCCAGACCTAGTTATGAAGGCAATGTACATCCGGCGCGAGCAGGATGATTTCCTTCGTTGGCGCTCCTTTCGCAAGCGCAAGTCTCAGGCAGCAACTATTCGCGAAGCGCTTGATATTCTCATTGAGAAGGAGCGTGGGGAGTGGCAGAAGGACAAGACCTAAGAGTTTCCCCGGACAGGTTTATTGCTCTTGCAAACTCTTGGTCTAAGGTGCGTACCTCTGTCGCGTCAGACGAGCATCTTTCGTGGGGCCTAACGCTTAGTTCTATAGCGGCTCGTAAGTCTTACCCTGAAGACGTTAGGGAGACTCTTGGGCTTCGCCACGACGCTTGGGTCGGTCTGTTCCTGCTTCACGCAGAGAACGCCTCTAAGGCTTTCTGGGAAGGCGATAGGGCTGCTTGCTGGCAGTGGTGCCGCTCTACCGGTATCAACTTGGTAGGAGCACTTTCTGCCCCCGCGTCATTGCGCTCTCGTTCATTTAAGACATTTGAAGAGATTCGTGCGCATGGTTTGTCTGCGGCAATTGAGTGGCCAATGTCAACCACAGACGTTGACGACAAAAAGATTAGTGACTTCGTTGATAAACACGATATCCGTGACATTGTGATATCTCGTGGTGTCACCTACTCGCGATACAAGGACTACCAAGCACGCAGGATGATGCGACTAAAGGAGTTGTCGCAATTGTTCCCTCCGGGTTGCAGGGTGTACATCTTTGGAGCATCTAACCCAAGCCTTTCTGCTAGGTCTGTCGCTCACTTTAAGGGATTTGAAATTTATCTTGGCGGAAGCCGTGTGTGGCAGGACTCGGGACGATGGATTCTCCCGCCCCGCCAGCCTGTCCCCAAAACCAAGTGGTCGCAGCCAGAATGCCTTGCGGAGGGTCTGAGGCGTTGGCGCAAGTGGAGCAACGTCTTTGCCAGCAGCAGAAACACAGAAGGCCCCTGACGGGGCCTTCTGCTTTCTACTGGGGTGTGCGGTAGAGGCTTTGCATAGCCTAGCAGATATCAGCGTCTAGACGCTCAAGGATTGCCAGCATTTCGTCTTCACCAATGCTGCCTTCTGCAACATCAGACTCCATAAGGGCGACTGTGGCGTCTAGCGTTCCACGCTCTCTTGCGTCCTCGTAAGCCTCATTAAGAATGCTGCCCAGCCCGCGCTCCTGCTTTGCAAGTTCATAGAGAGCGTCAAGCCCATCATCAGTCAGGGGCGGGTCTGCGGAAAGCATAAAGCGAGCGTTCTTTGCGTAAGCCTTTGCACGGATTGCAGCGTCTTCTGCCTTCTGCTTAGGACCAGTCCCGCGCCACTTAGTAGTGCCTGCCCACTGGTCCTTAAGCCAAGCGCACAGCGCGTTGCAGTTCCCACGACAAATCTCAGGGTGCTCAACAGCAAGACGCTTCGCGCAAATTGACTGCTTTCCGCCAGCCCACTTACCAAACGTCCTGACAATAGAACGAATCTTTCCATACTTCCTCGGGTCTTTCCCGCCCATGGACCCGCCAAGACGCGACTCGGAAAGTTGGATGTTTCTCAACTCATCGTTGCTCAATGTATTTTCTCCGATTGGCTTACCTTCTCTCCAAGGAATAATTGAGCATCCACATCCTGTGTGGCGATTCATTGGATTGATTTTTCTAAGAGTCTTCCACGACCAGTTCTTGCCAGACATAGCAACGCAGTCGGGCGTATGAGTCTTTGTTGGTCCAAGAATCCAGTAACCACCGCGAGGCGAGTCGTCTTCTACAAAATCCAACTCTTCTGCGTACTGCATCCTCGTAGAAGACGCCTTAACGTGCTGAGAGAAATACTGCTGTTCGCGAGCGATGCTCGTGTCCCGTGGGATTCCCGACCTGTCAGCCTTCCTCACGCGCTTCGCTGAGTTGCGAGCAAACTGCTTGCGCCGCAACTGCTCTATTCTCTCCTGCTTTTCTATGAAGCGCTTAGGCGGCGTCACTGATTACGCGGGTCGGTCCTAGTTGGGTCGGCAAGGTTGTCGGCCATCGTCTCAGCGGACGGAGAGCCGTATGGCGTTCTGCCCATCCTGCTCGCATTGGTCTGACGATTTACGTCGTCAGGGACGGCAAGGTTCCCCTGCTGCTCGGCCTGCTGCTGCTGAATCTGTTCAGCCTGCTGCTGCGCGGTCGCTGCCTCTGCCTCTGCTTGGTCTTCAAGCAGGTTGATGGCCTCATTAATAATCTCGTTTGTCCGCTCCTGAACATTGTTCTCACCGAACAACGACAAGAACTGGCTGGTAGCCCAGCGCTTAACGGACATATTCTCCTGCTGCGGGTCAATAACTGCGACCATAGCCTGAAGAGCACCGGCAAGCGCCGAAGTATCCCTCTGCAAGATTGGCGGCATCGTCACTTCAGGCTCAATATCATCGAACCCAGCACGCACAAGCGCTTCCTTCGTAATATTACGAATTACGCTTTCCCACAACTCCTGACGGGCTTCGACCATCTTAAGGATGGGCAACTCCATTGCCGTCATATTTGCCAGAGAAGCGGAGCCGTCGCCACCAAGGTAGTGCGAAGGCCAGCCAGTCCCGGCAGCAATCTGACCAAGGAAAGAAGCCTTGTCAGACTGAGCAACGCCAGCACCAGTCTCAAATGTATTCGGCTCAATGTTTACATTGGGCGTCCTAAACATCGTTGCTGCCTGCGGCTGAGCAATCTGCGGGTCAATAAGAGGAACCTGAGTAAGGTTCAGCGGGTCCGACGCCTTGAACTGCGAAATGACCTTCGCCAACTCGCTCGGACCACCGTCCACCTTGACGACGCGGGCAAGACGGTTGATTTCCCGTGCAACCGCAAGCCGCGATTCCATGAACTCACGGAACCCCTTCGCCCACTCAAGAATCCTTCTGACCTCAGAGTTACCACGAGTCTGATTAGAGGTGTGGTTTACGGCAACGTGCATGATGCGTGCGCTGCCGTCAAGAAGTGAAGCGGGCGGCTTCGGGTCGTTGTTCCCCGGCTCGTTCCGCCAATGCTTGTAATACTTAATTACCTTCTTCTTTGAAGGCTGGTAAGAACGAGTCTTGAAGTCATACTTCGCTGGGTAATAAGTGCGCTCGTAATACAGAGGCATCTTACGGTTGTCTGTAGAGACAATTACGTTACTGATTTCAATTGGGTCAATATCAGACAGGACAAGCCCATCATCGCTGTCAAACATCGCGATGAAGACTTCGCCCTCAATCTGCAACTCAAGGCTCTTCTGCTCCTGAGCCTGCAAGGTGCAAAGCGTGGCCTGATTCTCTGCTGACTGCCAGAAGCGCTTAATAGCGGCTTCGGCGTCCTTTCTCTGCGCGTCTTCCAACTCAACGTAGTCAGGAATCGTCGGCATTGGGACACCACGACCAAAGGTGTACCAAGTCAAAAGATTAAGAGACTGGCCAACAATGGGGTCTTCTGCCCAATACCTATAGGCACGACGGATAATCCTACGACGATTGTCTGGCAAGTCGTCTGAATTAGCGACAGCCATATCAAAGAACCTGTACGTCAGGTCTTCAAGCCTTCGCTCCAACATTCGGTTAGCGGCTTGGTCAAGATAAGAGGCTTCAGTAAGAGCCTCAATCTGCTTCTCAAGTTCGTCAATAGCAGACTCACCGTTAATCTCAGGAGAGTCGCGAAAGAAATCAAAAACGCCCATTAAACGGGAACCTTCCCAGAGCCGACACAGCCATCACACCGAACTTCGTCGGGGATAAACAGCCCTGACACAAGCCGCTCAACCTTTTCGATTCCGGTACCACCACATTCCGGGCAGTTGGTCATAGGCGTCTTCCCCTGCGCCTTATCAACGGCAGGGTCGTTCTCTTTCTCTGCAATCCAAACCGGACAGCGGTGATACTCGTCAGAGCACCAACGGAGCAACGACTTAGGGTTGTCGCGGAAGGAAAGGAAAGAGTCTTCAATCTTACACTGTACGCCAGCCTTACCATCCTTCTCGTGGTAGGAACCGGCTGGACAAGTAATTTTAGGAGCCATTTGCTTATTCTACCCCGTTGTCAGTCAATAGCCAGCATGGCAGGAGGGTCATCGCTTCCCATTTCGTTAAGAAGTTTAATGAGTTCTGCGGCCTGCATATCTGGACCAATTTGCTGGTTGTTACCCACAGTTGCTTGAAAACCAGAGGTTGTAACAGCGTGCCCGTATTGAGATAGGTACCCAACTACGCCAGCAACGGCGTCAGAGCAGTCTTTTGAGCCGCCAACAGGGTGGTCTGGGGCACGCCCCGGTATGTCTTCAAGCCTCTCAAGTTCTGACTTAAGAGGCCAATAATCGGGTAAAAGGATACGACCTTCGTTAGTGGCCTCTTTCAGTTCTTGGTACGCATTGACTGTTCTATCAACTGAGAACGGCTTACCAAGACCTTCAAGTCTTTGCCCATAATCGTCCCACTGCATCCCGGCAGTCACCATACCTGCGCCGGAAAGTTCCTGAATTGCGCCTGCCGACTGGAACGAGTCGTATGAGAAAGAAGAAATGTTGATACCCAGATAGCCTCGCATTTGCAGAATAAAGCGGGTAATTGAAGTAAGAAAGATTTCTCCGGCTTCTGGTGCGACAATCTGCATGACTATTGGGACAACAAAACGATTTACGACGCGGTAGTCAGAGCCGACCTCAACAGCCGCTTGGTCAAGAATCCTCCCGACCGCAATACCTGCGGCATCGCCCTTCCGCCCACGGTTAAGACCGGGGTCAACATGAACGTGCCAAGCGGCACCGTTCCAGTCGTTCCGCATTTGCAGCATATCCGGGTTTAGCGCACCAAGAAGAGCGTCTTCTGTGGGGTGCGCTACACCAGCGTTCCACTCAATTTCTGAGTTCTGCGGGTGGACTCGCTTAGTAGCCAAAGCACCGGTGACAAAGTTGGGCAACTGTGCTGCGGACTCAATCTTTTCCGGGTCGGTAAAGAATGGGCTTCTTGCGCGAGTTGGCAGAGCACCATACTTAAGCATTGAGTCGGTCGGGTCACGGCGGAACTCCGCCATGTAAGACTCAGGGACAGCGATAATGTCTAGCCCTTCTAGCCCCTCAGCCACTACCAGCCTCCAACATTGGGCTTGGCTCGTTGATTTCAGACCGGTAACGAATTTCGTTTCCGTCCTCGTCAATCACGACACCCGGCTCTTTGTAAATCAGACCAGTCTTAATAATTCGCATTCTGTTCGGGTGCCTGTCAAAGAGAAAGACTTTTTCTCCTTCTTTGATTTCTCCCTTCGCGTCCCATGTGCTCATGCGGGTAACGAGCATGGTGTTATCCCACGTTGTTCCCTGCCGGGCCAAAGACTCAACGAATGCTTGGTCGTGCGATGGCGACGTAAGAAGTGCGCCAAATCCAAGTGACCCAAACCTAGAGCGGCGACGCTGGTTGAGCGCCTTAAAAAGTTCGCCAACATAGTCTGCGCGTCGTGATTCGACACCGAACGCGGCCTCGTCAACGATGAAACCAAAGACGTTCCAACCAAGAGCAGACTGCCACCTGCTTGTTCCGGGGGAAAACCTAATTCGGTTAGGGAACAGCAGTTCGCTTCTTACCCGGTCGTTCGGTGCGTAGTGGTCAGCAAAGTATGGAGAGTTGATAATCCTCTCAACAACGTCACCAAAGACAACCTTTGACGCCTGTTCAGCGCCAGCAGCAGATGCGTTCAAGACGACAATCTCAGAGTCTTCAGAAAGAGATACACCGGGGAACCGAGAGAAGTAACGTGCAGGTCGCTTTACGCAAGAAAGAAGATAGAGGGCATACGCGATAGAGAGCGCACCGGAGAAAGACTTCCCCGTACCAATACCAGCAATGAATACCCAGAGTTCGTAGTTTGAGTCAATCTTCCAAAACTCTTGGAGAACATCGCCAATCGCTTCGCGCAGGTTAAGGCCAGCACCAAAATAATATGCGTCCGTAAGAAAGTAGTCCATTGGAACTGGCATTTCGTGCCAGTCGTCCCCACGGCTCGTCTCTCGCCACAGCATTGCCCTTTCGACAGGCCCAAGGTCGGCAGCCCTTGCTGCAAGTTGAGTTTGCTCCCACAACTTCTGGTAGTCGTGTGGGTCAATGCCCAAGATGTTCATATATTGCTTGCTACGACTTTGATATGAGGTGGCTGGCCATAGAAGGCCCACCTCTTTTTGATAATCAGGTCAACAACCTGCGAGTCGTCTTCCCAAGCACACTTGTTAAGCGCATCTTCTACAAGTTTTGCGATGTTAGAAGCGTCTGGCTTTTTCGTAGGATGCTCTGACCTTTCGCCAGCAGCAGACAATTGCCCAGATGCGCGGAAATGGTTCTTTGGGCGTTGCAGGTAGGCAATAATCGTCAATTCAACAGGGCCGTTGTTGAGCGTAATTGCCCCTGCATCATTCCATGCAGCGCGAATCATTTGCTCTGCGTACTGCGTCTTGCGAGTGTTATAGGTCCGAACATGGCCAGAGTTCGTTCGGGCAAAACGCGGCCTGTCTTTGCCCTGCGGAGCCATGTTAATCGAAAAGGTGAGACTGCTCTGACGCACTTTCGTTTACACCTTCGCCATGTTTATTTACCCAGCGATAGAATGTAATACCATTCTTATGGTCACGCGGCCTAATAAGGCCATGAACGACCAAGTATGCGATTGCATTCATAACTTCTGGTGGGCAGTCGTCTTCGGGACCGGCAAGGCCAAGGTAGACAGCGCAGAATCCCGCGCTCCACTCCGCGTCACTGTGCTTTGAATACATATAGACCACTTTATTGACCAACGATTGGTCAATTTCTGGAAGGGCGTGGTCGTTACTTTTTTGTTCTGACAACTCTGAACTCTTCTGCGACGGAGAGCGCATCAGCGATACGCTCTCCGTCGCCAGAAGTTTCTGCCTCGTTCAGCATAATAAGCGCGTGCTTATATTGGCTGAAAGGAACCCGAGCAAGATACATCTTGTGGAGTTCCTTAATTTCGCGTTCTACTTCCTCAGCCACCCTACGCGCTCCGCAAGAGAGGCAATTTGTGGTGCAGCATAAGTCAATGTCCTAGTGTCTTTGTCTGAGAGCGTCTTCTCAAACTCTGACTGAAGCATAGGCCACAACTCAGCGATAATGGCAAGCATCCCATCATCGTCGCCCGACTGGTTTCTCTCCATCAACTTCTTAGAAAGAGAAACCATTTCAGGCTCAGGCATAGAAGCACCTCCATGCTCCCCAAGCGGACTTAATGCTGTATCGGTCACGGATAGCGTCCGCGACAAGAATGGTTTCGACCATTGAACCCGACCAGCGCTTGTACGGCGACTTAGCGATGTTCCAAGAAGTCTTGTAAATACCAAGACCCCCGCCCCACGTTGGCCCCTGATGCGACCAATTAACGCCGTACTTTCCGCTTCCGGGCTGCTCGCACCTACCCAACTTCACAAAGTTCCACCAGTCTGGGACGCGCTTCTTTAGGTCGCGCATAGTGGGGTTGAGAGGATACTTAATCTTGTCACGCGCCTTCTGCTTTTTGTAAGCCTTAAGACACTGGCTCTTAGAGACTCCACTTTCCGGGTTAATCTTGTGCTTGTGGCAGGGCTTAGCGGATAGAGACGATGGTGCAATACAGATAGCAGCAATAGTTGAGAACACAATAATCGGCTTTAGCATACAGCCTCCTTGATTGCCTACAGGTCACCAGCGGTCCACATGCTGGTCAGCGCTAAATTCATGCGCTTATTCTTCGCAGTCTTCTGCGTCGTATGTTTCTACGTCCGAGATATTTTCATCCCAGATTTCTAGCCAATCTTGACGGGTTTCAACCCCGAGATTGGCAACCATACAGATGGCCATGACACCAATATCAACTGATGGAAGGTCACCGACAACTTCCTTAAGGGCAACGTCACACCTTCCCTTATGCGCAACCACGATATGACCAGAGTCATCAAACCATCGAATAACACCTTTATGGATGTTCTTGATGGGCTTGTCGCAGTGATTGCATAGGAAGACGAATGAACTAAGCGACTCGTCTTCGGGGTCTGGTATGACTCGTAGATTCAAAAGAAATTCACCATTACCCTAACGCCAGTTCCATTGCACTTCGTGCACTGTTCTGAATGCCATCCATCAATTGCCCAGTAAATGACACCTTCGCCAGAACATTTATTGCATGGTCGCGAAAGAATCATCTTGATGAACGACCGCCAAGCCTTCCAGTTGCTTGCGACGGTAGTAATACCGTCACGAGCACGGCTTACCGCTGGCAAAACAAACCTCCAAGTAGTGATACGCAACATCCTACTTAGTCTGAACATTTAAGCGACTACCTCGTAGTAGAGACTTTTTATTGCGTATCTGCTATTAGACACTCTTTATCTTTTTCAACAAATCCTTTACTTGTGCTTTTAGTTCGTCTGTTGGCATTCGCGTCTCATTCCCGCGCTCTAGCGCACGGTCAAAAGACCTTTCGCGGGCACGTTCACGACGAATATCGCGCACCTTAGAAAGAATCTGTGGTGCCCGTGGCTGGTACCTTTCCCCATCGTTCGCGATAGCAAAAATAGCGTCTACGGCCTCGTCGTATGTGACCGAATACCTCTTAAAAGCCTCTGAGAGCGCGGCCATATCAACCTCCGTCACTTGCAGGCCGGGCCAGTGCGATTCCAGTAGAACTGCGATTTTCTGAATGGTCACTGCTCACCTCCAAGGTGACGTTTGAAATACCAAGAAGTTCCCTTTGGCGAGCCTCACGGGACTGCGCAGATGACGTTTTCCTTGGTGCTGTGCCGTGGCTTTGCCTCATCGAATCGAAGAGGTCGTCCCTGCTGTAAATGACCCTTGGTGACGGCTCGCCGTCCCACCAAGGCCGCTCTGTTGCTGCCCGGATGATGGCAAGATGCTCGTCAAGCGACACATCTGGGAACTTGCGAATACGCCGAATAATGTAGTTCGCATGAGCGTCCGGCGAGAACCGCTTTCCCCAGAGCACGTTGCATTCTTCGACAATCGCGCTGACCATCGCCATTTCCTCAGCGGTGAACTTTGAGGACCGCCGTTGACGGCGGGGGGGGACTATAGGGGGGGGAGAAGTTAGGTTTTTAGGGGTAGGGGGGGTGTGGGGGGGAAGGGGAGTTTCCTCTGCCAAATCTGACGCAGCGATTTCGCGGGCCTGATTGGCAATTTCCTCTGCATCACGAGCAAGAGATTCCAGCGGAGTTCTGAATCCAGCGTTGGGTGTGACAGAACTGTCAATCTCTTGCAGCCAGCGGTAGACAGACCTCTTGGATGCGCCGAGCACTCGCGCCAAGCGGTCAATGTCATTTCTGTCATATCCCGCAAGCAGGGCCAACTGAAGCCGAACTGCTTGCGCAGACATTCCAGCGGTACTACTCAAAACCTTCTGAGCAACTTGCTTCTCGCTCATGTGTGCTTCCTTTCTGGGGTTGGAGGCACGCTACTCTTCTACAACGTCTTCCGCCTCTACGACGACTTCGTCCTGACCGGACGTAAGCGCCGCACGCTCTTCTGGGGACATAGAGAGTAGTGCGCGTGCCACTTCAAGGCGATTGTTGTCTGGCGATACAGGAAGACCTGCATGTGCCCGAACCTCAACATTCACCGAAGACTGCTCAATCTGCAACTTCTTGGCTGCCTCTTCGTAGCCCGGAAGACCCAACTTCGCCGCAAGTTCAGCGCGGTCTTTGAGCGCCTTACCAAGCACGTTAAGCGCCTCAATCGTGTTCTCTTGCACCAAACCAAGTTCTGAGTCCTGCTGCACAGCCTGAGACGCAATGTATTCAAGCGCCTCAACCTGAGCAGTCAAAGCATCGAACTCCCACAATGGATGTGTCTTGTCTATACGGACAGGGGTTACGTCCTTAAGCGGGTTGTCTTCAATAGGTGCAGTCCACGACTCATCAACCAAGTATCTATCGCGATACTCAATAAGACGGGCACGATGAATAGTCATGTTTGCTTCATCTGGATAGCGCTCTTTTAGCCAGCGCTCTACAGAATAAGCAGACCTAGTAATAAGCATGGCTTCAATAGCCTGCCGGTCTGGGTGCTTCCAGACCTTCGTGCGGGCACGGGCAGCCTTGTCTGGAACGGGGTTTGTCCGACCGATTTCAGTAAGACTCTTGGCCCGCTTACCCATTACTGCTCTACCTCAATGGTCACCTTAAGCGGCTTCTCACCCCAAAGAATCACCGGCAGAACCTTAGTGATTTCTGAGGCAGGAATTTCAAGCCGCAACTTAGCACTAGGCGGGTCATCGCCGCTAATCTGCCAAGCAGTCGGTCCAGTAGCAATAGACGCCATAAAATTGACAGCCGGAATGCTGAAGCCGTTACTAGACATTATCTACTCCAATGCTGCGAAGAAATCTCTTCATTGAATGGGTAATTTCTTTTGAAGACTTGCGACCCGGCATAAGCGTCATAGCGACCAAATTCCCATGTTTGTCGAATACGCCAAGATGGCTGTCGTCTGTTGGCTTAAGAGTGTAGCCACGCTTCTTCAAAAGTTTGTGGACGTTTCTTGCGTTCACAGTTCTGTCTTATCAAGTCCGATGAGGGCAACTATGACAGCAATAAGAAATCCGCTCAAAACTCCAAGGAAATATGTAATTCCATACATCAAGGCTTGTCCTTTCCAGACATACAACGACTGTAGTAACCACACCAGCGAGCAGAGCAGTGCCACCCCTCAGTGTTTCTGGGGAAACTGCCAGACTTGCAGGCCCCAGCAACGTCTACAGCAAGTTCCTGAGACAGGTTTCGTGAGCGCGTGACGAGGTCTTCATCAACTGTCACGGGTGCGATATATGGACCCTTGCTCTTTGAGTCAACAACGTGGACATACTCTACGGTGCTGCTCCCCGTGGCAGCAGAGTAGAGGCCCGTCTGGGGGTTTGCGGCCAAGGCTTCGGGCTTAGGGGGTGCCTTAGAGGTTGTTTTCCAGTCAACTACATGGCCATCGTCTGCGACCATATCAATTCGACCGACAACAATGATATCGCCAAGGTCAAGTTCCCAACTCTTCTCTACCTCAGCGGGCTGAGCATCTGGCAGGACATTTTCTGCCCACGCACCAGTTAGACGAACAGCCTTATCAACAACACCGCCGCCGCTTTGGTCTTCAAGAAGAACGGCATCTTCAAGGCCCTTCACCGCTTCATCGCGAGCAAATTCACGAGCCTCGTCTGCCGTCTTATTTTCACCAGTCTCAATCTTTTCAGTAAGACAAGTTTCAGCAGCATTATGGAAAGCAATGCCGGAAATCAAACCACCGTCAGGCGGAACACGCATTCCCAGCACATACCTGTACCACCACTGTCGCGGGCATCGAAGATACATCCTAATGCTAGATGCGCTCAGGTGGTCAAGTTCAATCTCAGGTTCAAGAATATGGTCGCCCATAAAAGTCCTTTCAAACTCACGGGGACCGGCCCAAGAGCGGACCGGTCCCCATGCTCGTTATAGAAATCCGATGATGGCAGACATAATAAGTACTGAAATGATTCCTGATAGTACTGTGATTACTGCGTCTGCATCATCGTTCACTAGCAATTTCTGTCAGAGCAGCCATAGCCTCATCAAACCGCTTGGTATCAGAGAGGTTTGATGGATTAACAAGGTCAAGGCGACTACCAATACCGATATCGCCTATCGCCTCTTTGATATCTGCATCTGACAACTTAAGGGAACGACCATGCTTCGTCAGCGCAGCGGACCTTTCATTCGCCAGCGTGACAGCATTATCTTCCTTCTTCACTGAAGCAGACGCTACCTGCTTGCTCTTGCGCTTATCGTGCGCATCGTCTTCTGGGTCGTCACCGGTTGGAAGAGAGAGCAACTGGATGTAGAAATACTTAAGTGCGCCAGTAAGCGCCTTGTAAATAGCCTTATCGCCCGTGTCTTCGCCCACTCCGTGCCACGGCACGACCATCTGCTCGCCGGACTCAGAATCGGTAAGGGTAATTTCCATAGCGGCTGAAACAATCTTGTTCTTTCCGTTCTCACGGATATCGCAAGAAGTCACAGCAGGAACTACGGTCACTCCACGACTAGAAAACTCATCGCGCACCGCCGCATAAACATCAGCAGCCTGAGCGTAGTCGTACTTGTGGAAGTCGTTCCTGCCCTTCTTCTCAACATGAGAAATGGCGGCAGAAACTTCAGCAATCTTTTTATGGAGTCCCAATTAATCTCCTTCTGGGTATGTAGTGATATTACTCTACCACACCAGCGGCTTTCCCGCCCTTTGCGGGGCGACCACCACGGTTCGGTGTCATACCTGCTGCCCTGATTGCCCCTGCCCACGAACCGAAAGTGTTGACGACGGTACCCGTTGACGGGTACCTCCCTGAATCTTCCCATCGCTTAGCACGATGCTCAGAATTACGAGAACGAGCAAGTGCAGGAGAAAAGTCTGCGGCAGATGGTGGGTTACCAGTTTCCTTCTCAAACTCCTGAATTCTCTCAATAATAAGTTCTTTCGTCCACTTCTTTGCGGCCTTGTTGGCACACTTCCTGCACACGGAAGATTCATAGTGCTTTTCTCCACCGCAAGAGCATGTACGACGGCGCTTATGGATTTCCTCGCGGCGCTTCTTACGCTCAAAAAGTGCATTTGGGTCAGAATGAGAAACAATCTGACGAATCCGCTCGCGGCTTACTCCATAGTTTCGTGCCACGGCAGCACCGCTAGCACCATTTCGGTAAAGCGCCACGATTGTCGGATACTCGGACTTGGGGATTACTGGACTCAAAGGGTTCCTCCAAGAAATGTGTAGATACCAATCACAATTGCAGCAACAATGATTGCTGCGAGAAAGATTGCTCCGTCAGCGTGCATACGGATTTTTTATCCAGACTATTGCATTCCGACCACTTGAGGTCTTTCGGCGCTCACCAGAATCAACTACATGCCCAACCTTTGAGAGCGACCGTCTAGCAGCAGAAGCAGTCTGATGGCGAAGGCCAGTAATTTGCTCAATCTCGTCATCTGTTGCTCCGTGGAGTCCAGAGTCTTTGATGACCTGCATGATGCGCTGCCTGACGCTTGGTGCGGCTTGCCTCATGCTCTCAGCCGCTTCATGCGAAGTCTCTGGGTTTGCAATATGCGCGGTCGGCGCACCGATTGCCTCATTTGAAAACAGCGACAGACTGTTGTTCACGACACCACCTCATAGTCTTTGGCAACCTCACCCGCATCTTTTGAGCCGCGAGTGTGTGCCTCTCTCCAATAGGTACCGACGTACTTACCAAACAATGGCTTTTCTGGGCTGTATGTAGCGAAGTGCCCACGAACAAGATGGTGGGCCGTAAGAGTAGGAAGGCTTGCGCTATCGCAGTCTGTGTACTTCTTGCCGGTGGGGCGGACCCTCACCGTATGCCAAGAAATCTGCTGCTCTGGGCGAAGCCTGCGCTGCTTTTTCTTGCGCTTAACTGGCTCTTCAACAACTTCTACATTCTTAACGTGAAGTGTCTTAAGACACAACTCAATAGTGTGAATTGAGCCAGTGCGGCGAAAGTACATAAGTGCAGTTTCGCTTTCGTTAAGCCCCTCATATAGAGAAAGTGCTTCCTCGTTGCCTTCAAAAGAAAAAGCACTGCGAGCGCAGTAAGAACCAATCTCAGTCAACTCAGCAGCAATAAGACGGTTGTCAAAATCTCCGGATTCCCACTTAACGACAACCATGCCCAAAAGAACTGGGCGGGTGAGCATCGCTCCCGGCTCACTAAAACCGTTGTGAGCAAAGATGAAAGCCTTGTAGCAGGATTCATCCATTGGGTCGGTCAACACAAATGCGCCATCCGGAAGCCAGTCCAACTTGTCGAACTCTTCTAGTGACATTTTCTGAACGCGCTTGGCATATGGGATTTCCCACTCAATCCACACGCTCTTGAATGGCGGCTTGGTGGGAAGGCTAGAAAGTCTTTCAAGAAGGTCGTCTGAATCATTCTTCTTGGAAAGACCATCCATGTACCACGCTCGTGAAATCTGGTGGCATTTAATTGCTACTGGGTCGTGAAGCATTTCGGGTACGGGGTGAGGCGCTAGTGACTTGTCCTCGCAAAACCCCTTCACCATTATGTCTGCAAGAAGACTCATTATCCTCCTTAAACTGCTGGGGCCGGGAGTTTCCCCCCGGCCCCTTAGCAGCAGTGTTAGGCGGTAAGCAGAGCCAGTGCGCGGTTGCTTGCCGTCTGGGTTCCGTTCAGCAAGCGAGACATACGCGCCTGCCCCGCGTCATTATTCTGCGTGACGCGAATGCGCGACTGGTGATTCTCCCAGTCAGAAACAGCCTGCAAGAAGCCCCACTTGGTGTCGCGGATATCCGCGAGGTCCGGGGCGCTGGCAAGAGTTGACCGGACAGCGTCACGCTTGTTCTCCGTCAGGACAATCTGACGGTCGCTGGGGTCTTCGGGCATGGGCATAATGGAAGTAAGCCACTCGTCAACATTTGAAGACGAGATAGGCTCCTGAATAAGCCGCTCACCAATCTTGGCAATCTCATCCGTGTAGCGGAACGAGATACCAAGAGCCTGCCGTGCCTTCTGAATCCGTCCGTCAATTGTAGAAGTGTGACGGATGCTGACCTTGCGCTTTGCATTGCGCACAGTAAAGGCCAACTGGTTGTTACACGAGAGCCGAAGCGTGACAACGCTTGCGGTCAGTGCGTGCTTACCGTCGTGCCCGTTAGAGATAAGCAGGTAGGTAGACAACTTCTCAGTGTCCATCCCTGCAATCTGAACGTCGTGATTGAGGTTAAGGGCGAACCACACGATTGCTCCGTCGTCAACAACACCGACAGAGTCAATAATTGCCCCCGACTGCTCAATAACATCGGCACCGAACACGAAGGCGTTTCGGTTCTGAACGATGTGGTACCTGTTCCCGACGATGCCCAACAGGTGATTGTCATGCTCGCGCACGTTTGCGCGGTAGCGCTTGGCAATCTGCCCATTGACGACAACATCGTGGCTAACGACCTGAGAAGAGATATCGGGAACACGCTCCCAAACCTCATCAATAGTCAGAGGCTCGTTGCCACGAACAAGAAGACCAGATGCGTGCCATGCGGTAACGCGGTCGTCAGTGATGGACTTGTCCTCGGTCCCGTAGGCGGGAATCTCAACAGTGCTCAATTGTGCTCCTTCTGGGTTGTACTGGGTTATGAGACAAACATTAGCACAGCAAATCTAGCCGTGCAGATACAACGCACGCTGACTGTTCTCAATCAGCGATGAACCGACACCACCTGTGCCGGTAGCCCTTTGCCACTTGCGGCAAGAAGATGTAAAGACAAAGTCTTCATCAATTTCGCCAGCAAGGTAAAAATCAACTAACTGGAATCCATTAAATGCCAGTACGCGAATAGCAAACTGGTTTTGGACACTAGGTGTCGAAAACACCATGGGGACGATAAAAGAAAACGCTTTGCCACCAGACTCACGAATCATCTGTGGGACAACTTCTCCAAAAGTCAGACTTCTCATATCTGCGTCATTCAGAACTTCGCGAGGAATCTGACTGATTACTTCTGGCTCGGAGTTGTTGTAAGAGGCACAAATCCAAACACCAACGCCAGAAATATCTTCACACTCAAAATCTTCTACTACTTCGCGGGAGTATGTAGATACTGCTGCAATGTGTTTCTCCGGAGGAATAAAAATTGTTCCTTTAGGAATATTCACTTGCTACCCCACGACTGAAGTTCTTTAAGTGGAACCTCAACTTCACTACTGCCGTGCTTTACAAGGCCACGGTTTGGCTTCTTTAGCCCATCCTTGCCAGTGCGAGATTCGATGACTCGTACAAAATGCCCGAATCTCCAACCGCCGGACTTTGCCCAATACCTGACAGTTTCTCCCTCTGAGAAATTGCTCAAATAAACTCCTTACTCACCTCAACAAGACGCCGCTGCTCATCAATCTCAAACTGACGGCGAGCATCCTCATCTTCGTAGGCGTCTAGCAACTCGTCTGCCGCTTTCACAATGCCAAGAAGATTATTGGGAAGCCAGCAGATATATGCCTCTGCTGTACCGGCTGTAACTGAGACATTCTCTAGGAAAAAGAGTGCGCGAACGGGGTCGTCTATGGCACTCTCAATACACTCGCGCAGAAGCGCCATCTTTTCATTAAGACCGGCAACCTCTGCCTCTGCCCTCTTAAAAGAATCGTAGAGTTCGTTTACTACTACGGATACGGGTCTGTCGCTCACGCTAATTCCTTTCTGGGTTATCGAACTATAGCAAATCCAGTAGGCAATGCCCGTGGTGGGAGTCGAACCCACACTGAACAGTGTTTGAGACTGCTGCCTCTGCCAATTGGGCTACACGGGCAATGTGCCTTTTGCGTTACTTCCTTTCGGCCAAGACCGTATCTACTGCTGACTCACAAGCATCTGCCCAGACGTTAGACATTGCAATTTCAACAGCCAGCCTGATAGCAGCCCACAGGTGCGGGTCCATGTTGTCTAGGTCAAGTCCCTTGTCCTCAAGAATAAAGTCAAGGTCGCCAGCAAGAACAGTAAAAAGCCTAGAACTGGGGTCAATCTTTCTCGGGTCAATAGAAGTGCTCATACTTCCTTTCTAGTCCTCGTCGGGGCCGCTGAGGTTAAACGGCTGTCCGGGTGTAATAGACGCAAGGTATCGCGTCATGCTCTGACGGCGGATTTTGTCCTTGCAACAACGCTCATATTCGCGCATACAGCGTGCAAGATGGTCTGCGCTTTGCGAAACGCTTTCGGAATAACTCTTAATTTGCCTTGCCCAAAGGTAACCATTGGGCGAAGACACATCAATATTTGAGTCAGACAAAATATCAGCAAGACGTTCGCGAACTCGGTCAAATGCTTCAATTGCATGAAACAGATTACGAATTCGTGAATCAAACGACTCATTACGACGCGACCAATATGGGTAAACATCGGTCGTTGCGTTCTCTTCGCGTGCGTAAATCAGTGCCCTGCGCCAATGCGACTCAGAAATCTGGTTGCGAAGACCTTGGTACAAGGGAACTCGGATATTCCACTCGGTGTAAAGCCCACGACCGTCAGATGCGCGGGCATACGCTTCACCAGAAAGAAGCCCCTTGTCCATAAGGCTGCGAACAGTCTTTTGGACTGACCTATTGCTCATTCGCCGCCCATTTACCAAGACGGTCCATGTGACAACAAAGTAACTCTCTGGTGCGTTTAGGTACGTTGGGTTGTGCGGCTCACCAACGAAAGAAAAGTAATAACGAGAGCAGATGTATTCCCAAACTGCCAACTCTTTACGGTCAAGCCGTGCGTCGTGGGCCTTTGAGAACAGCAAGCGCCGCGCCTCTCGCTCAGCGTCAGTGAGGTCGTGCGGTCCGCTAGCAATCTTTGCATCAAGCAAAGACATATCTGGGGAAATTGTCGCCATTTCGGCTCCTTTCTAAGAAAACATGGGGGTGGGCACTGGGGTTGTCGAATCTACATCAAGGTCGAAGACATAAACCGTCTTCCAGCCCCTATCTGTCCATGGCCCAGTCTTTACATAATTAACTAGGTCTTTCATGGTCTGATGGGTGCTGCCCCAAAAAACTGTGTCTTGGCCCCAGTTCTTCTTCTCAACAAGCAGAAACTTGTTCGCCGTGGAATAAGAAAAGTCTGGGTGTCCTTCTGGCTCGTAAATGCCCCCCTTGGTTGCATAAGACCAGACTCGTTGCATATTTGCCCGGCGCGGATTGTTTGCAGAATTCCAGTTACTCACTAAACCCCTTTCCAATGACGTAGACCTCGCCATCAGAGGGGCACTCAATGGTCATGTGAAAGCGCCAAGCCATAGCCAGTGCGCGGCTTACTGCTACTACGGTCTGGGCCTCGCGGTAGTCCTCGTCGTAGCCACTGACCATTGCCCACTCACGATGGTCTTCGTCCTTGTGGATGATGATGGGCTTCTGCACATCAACAATAAGGGTTTCATCGCTTGCGTCGCGGAGGATTACCTTCGTGAATCCAGTGTCCTCGTTACGGATTGCTTCGCAAGAATGGTGAAGCCACTC